TGACAAGCTCCCGGTCGGGCAGCTGGTGGGTCTCTTCCCGGATATCGGAATACAGCACGCGGGGATCGGCTTTATCGAACCACATCATGCGCGGGCCACAGCACATGTCTAATACGGCTTTATCCATGCTTACTCGCTCCCGCACACTGCCAGTCAGCGCAGCCTTCAAAAACATACGGATTGAGTTGCCAGTGAATACGCCCGCAGACCGGGCAGTTGAGGCGCGTCTTTCCTGTGCCTGGCTTGCGGCGGCGGGCGCGGCTGATGTGCGCCGGTACTCGCAGACCAGCACCCTGCACCATGCGGCGATGATCCAGCATGGCAATGGGGAACGTGCGGCGCTTTACTGCGTCAGCTGTGACGAACGGTAGCCAAACCAGCTCGACCGTATCGCCCGGTCTATCGAAAATCGTTGCTTGTGTGAAGTCGGTCGTCGGCAGGCCGCCGTTGCGGAGCCAGTACAGATCATTGCCATCCCAGCGCCCTTTCTGAAATGCAACGTACTTACTGCAATCAGGAGTAATGACCGACTCACCGGGTACGTGCTGGTGGTCAACGTGAACGATGGCCAGCGCATCCACGCTGTCAGCGCAAACGGGTTGATCGATAGTCCGGCCTGTATTCCAGCGGCTCTGTGCTTCTGCCAGGGTATAGACGTGTGCTTTTTCGATATTGGTGTTGTAGCCGTGACCATCGTGGCACCAGAAAGAGGCATTACTGCCTACCGTATCTCTGGTACAGATGATGTAAAAGCGGTCGCTCATCAGGCATCTCCACTTTCACGGCTAAAGGCAATTACTACATGGTTTACAGCCTCCACAACGGCAGCAAACTGCGCCTTACTGACGCTGGTACCGGGATGGAGTCTTGCTATTTCAGCGAGTAAAGCACTGATGAGTAATGGCTGGCTCAGATTGAGGGATTTAGCAGTGCCGGTCATGTGTAATATTCCAGTGGTTAATTTCAACCAGAAGTTTATTACATTCTAAAGATCATTTAAATTTAATGTTAACCTTCAGTTCGACAGACAAAACTAAGACCCGCTGGCTTGAACTGCAGCCAGCAGGGCATCAGATAAGCATAAATTTAAAACGGGATGTATCGGGGGATCAGCTTAGGGTATTCGATTTAGCTATGTAGGCGTCAAACGCGCGCAATATCGCGGGCAATCCGCACAAGGTCGCGATAGTTGCCAGCGCCAGTAATGCAAAGAAAAGCGTCATTAAAATAAAAGCAAAGTTTGCTGTGTCAGTCATATCCGTACAACTCCAAGCCAGAAAAAGTTAACGCATTTCATTAATTTATGCGCTTTCGGTTTTTTCTGATTGTATGCACACTCTAAGAAGCGATCAAGAAGTGATCAGCGCTACTACCAAAAGTAGTGGCACTAATAACTCTGAAATTACACTTAAGTTAAATTACTGATAATTATGTGCTTATCTCAAATTACTTCATCTTTACGATGGGTAGCTCTTCCCAGCGCGTCAGATAGCGCGGAGATAACATTTCCCGCTTCATCTGGTAGGCCGGATTGACACCCTGACCGGCAATAAACAGTGTGCCGCGCTGATAGCTATTCAGCTTGTCCATCACGGCCATCAGCTTATCGCTACCGGGGCGCGGCGGTGACTCGTCAAAGAGATTCAGCTGCTGCTCTGAGCCGCAGAACTCCCCAAGCATCACTCCGGCCTTCGCATACTCATAGCCGTCCCGCCAGATAGCTCTGAGGCCGCGCACGGCGGCATCAATCAGATCGCGGGTATCCTGTGTGGCCGTCGTAAACGAATGGCTGGCGCCGCGTGAATAATACGGGCGGCGCGGATCGTGTTTGCTGGTCTGGATAAATACCGTGATATTCCGGCAGTACTGCTTTTCACGCCGCAGCTTTTCACCGGCGCTGGTGGCAAAGAAGCACACGGCGTTACTCACTTCATCCAGGCTGGTGAGGCGTTTGCCGAACGAACGGCTTACCACCAGCTGCTGCTTAGTCGGCGGGTTCTCTTCGAGCTCGAAGCAGCGTTCGCCGCGCAGCTCCCGCACGGTGCGCTCCAGCATCACATTGAAGTTTTTGCGGATCATGGTTGTGTCAGCGCGGGCCAGGTCGAGCATCGTCCTGATGTTCATCAGCTGCAGCCTGGCCCCTATCTTTCTGCCGACACCCCACGTCTCGGAGACGTCGAGCAGTGATAGCAGCTTGTCGCGCCGTTTCGGGTCGGTCAGCACCACCACGCCGCCTGTTTTAGGCCAAGTCTTTGCTGCGTGCGTGGCTACCTTACAGAGCGTCTTCGTCTCGGCTATCCCTATGCCACACTTCATCGTGGTGTGCTGGATAACGGTGCGCCGGATCTCTTCTCCGAATGTCTGGAAGTCCACCAGCTTTTCCATGCCGTCCAGAGAGCCAAACACTTCGTCGATCGAGTACGCTTCCAGGTTCGGGACATACTCGCCCACTATCGTATGGAAACGCTTACTGAATGCGTCATACAGCGTGTAGTTGCTGCTGAACACCACCACGCCGTAGCGCCGGATGGTATCGCGGATTTTAAACAGCGGATCGCCCCGCTTAAGGCCTACGTTTTTCGCCTCGCGGTTCAGCGCCGCAATACAGCCGTCATTGTTGGTCGCCACCACGACAGGACGCCCGTACAGGTCCGGCCTGAATGCCAGCTCGGCCGACACGTAGAAGGCGTTGACGTCACTGTGCAGGAACATTGTCAGTACGGTGGATGACGTATGTCACCACCCCCCATATTTCCAGACCATCAGGCTCGACAGGGATCGGCTTATAGCGCGGGTTCATGGCCAGCAGCATCGGCACCGGCCTCAGCTGCAGCTTTTTTACCGTAAACTCCCCGTCCACAGAGGCAATCACGATCTGGCCGTCTGCCGCCGCCTTCGATTTATCCACCACCAGCAGATCGCCGTCAAAAATACCGGCCCCGACCATCGACTCACCCTCGCAGCGCACAAAATAAGTGGCCGTTTTGGCCCTGACGCAATACTCGTTCAGGTCCAGTGGAGTGTCTTCGTATCCGATGGCAGGAGACGGAAAACCCGCTGCTACCGTTTCAATAAACTGCCTGAAAGCCTGTCTGGGCGCGGCTTCGTCAGGTATTGCTATTATCTCTAAGCGCATAATCACCCCTCCTTTTAACTGTATAAAAATACAGTATAAGATTAAGGATATGGAATTGACCAGTGGGCGATTTCATATAAGAATAAGTATATTCTAAAATTTTAAGAATTTAATCACTATGAATTTAGGCTTGAAGCAGATCGAACTGGATAAGATGCGCGGCATCTGGAAGGCAAAAGGGTTTGTAGAAGCAGGCAGAACCGAACCGCTGCGCATCAACCGCATCGACTGCTACATCACGTTTCAGCGTAAAAACTGGGTGTGCAAAGACCTGAATGGGAACACGATTGACAGCAGAGCAATGCTTTATGCTTTACTAAAAAATAACATTTGAACGACTAAAGGCCGCTGCGAAGCGGTTTTTTTTATGCTGGTGGCTTGGATCACAGTGTGCAGCAAATATGGATGGTTTTTACACATGTAGAGCATAAATACTGGCACGGTATCCGCGTTTACAATTGCGCGCCAATTCACAAAACAGAGCGTGTTATACTGCCCGCCTAATGAGCAGCTGATAGGTATTGGGCCTGATTTGTTGCACCCGTGCCAATCATTGTCGCTGGAAAAAATACAATTTAATTGACTGATGAAAAGGGCAAGATTTTACGATCTTCTACGTTGTATCCTGATTTCAGACACAAAAAAACCGCCCGGAGGCGGTTTGATTGAATCTGAATAAGCGTTCTCAGGCGTTTATCCAGAATGCAAAAATTGTTCTTAGGCAATTTTCGCTGGCAGCAAGGATGTGATCTACGAAAACATCTGCGTTAGCCTTCAAAGCCAGTATACGGTTTGTTGCTTCCGTTTCAAGAGCAAGGCTCTACTAACACCACCCAACCTACAGTGTCAAGCACTAGCGCGACCAGCTTTTAGGAATTTAAAAGATTATAATCAATTGATATCATTGAACATTTAAGGAGGGAAAATTTATATCACTTTTTTGAAAAAAAACGTTTGCAAAGACCAAGCTGTCGGTGGAATGCTTAAACAGCACCAAGCACATAGGTAGACGGGATTCTCAGCCCATTTTCGGCGTCAGAGTTACCTTAATTCTCACCCGCAAGCATCTGCGTTAGCCTTCTCTAATGCGCATGTGGCCAGCCGAAGGCCAGCGGTTCAACGGAACCATTAAATGAGTAAGAGCGAGATTTACGGCGTAGCCGTAACCTTGTTTTTGGCATTGTGGAATACACAGGGTGCTGAGAGTGGATGGCAATTTAATGCCATTCTCAATGCACCTGTAACCATAATCCATTACAAGTGATTCAAGCCGCCTACGGGCGGCTTTTTTCATTCGCGAAATTTATAAAACGGGTTTGGTAATTGATGTGCTTTTACTTTTAAGGCTTCTTCAACATCATTAAAATATTTTTTTAAAATGCTAGTCATTGCCTGAAGAGATCCGGCCTTGAAGTTAATCTGCTTTCCATCTTTAACCAATAAATCGGGAAAAGTACGCATCAGATCCTCAAGTTCACTAATAGGTCTATCATCATTTTCTACAAACCGAGCATCATTATGCGCGCAAGCATTTCTTAGCTTGGTCACTTTCTTGACCATCGCATAATGTGGTGAAGTAGGCATGCCAATGACTTTTTTGGCATAGAGGTCGCAACGTTCAAAGCCGCTATGTTTGAGATCTGACAGCTTGACTGACTCCTCATGCCTCTTAGCAAATCCGTTGCATAACTTTTCGTAATCGTGCTCAAGCATGGCGTACAATGTCAAAAAGACAGAGCGTCGGATAACACTTGGATAGTACGATGTGAACATATCGTCTAAATCAACAGAGCTGCTATCTAACCCCTGATAGTATTCCATATAGTAATAAGCATTATCCTCTGCAGAAATTTCATGCTCTTCTACCTCTGGACCTTCTAAGCGATATTTTTCTATGCTTGCTTCAACAGAGTCATCAGTTTGAGCATTGAGTGATGCAATGATATCAAACGTGAGGCTCACATCATGATGTTGAAATTGTGATGGGAGCGTGAGACCTGCGAGTAACTTTTCAACATCCAAACCCTTTACTCCTTCATGTCGTTTTTTTATTTTTAACATAGTTTGCCACCTGCAGCTGAGCATTTCTGGTTTCATGGTGAACCGCCGATTTAGCACAGAAATGGTTGCTGGTTTCATGGCGCGAACATTCGTTATTGAGACAGCATTGTTCGGTTCATGGTCATTGGCCGCTATTAATACAGATACTGCTCATTTTTGCCACAGCGAGGGTTTCTGCCATGAAACCAGCAATGTGAAACATGAAACCAGCAACATTCTCCAAACATAGGGCCTCAAGGTACGCAGATGTACTGGTGAAGCCTTTTCTGCTTTTTACAAACTGACGCCTACGCTTAACGGCTGTTTATGCCGCCTATGGTCTGGCATTGCTGGTTTCATGGTTCCGGCATGGCTGCAGAAGTGCGGTTGCTGGTTTCATGGAGGTGATGATGATTTGAAGGCCCTGCGTTGCTGGTTTCATGGTGATCCGCCGCTTCAATCACAGAAATCATTGCTGGTTTCATGGTAAATGCGCTGAATGAGCAAAAAACACTCTAAAAAGCTAAGCCACCAGCATTAATCGCCGGTATTCCAGCAACATTGCCATGAAACCAGCAATGACCGCCATGAAATCAGCAATGGCTATTCCTTGCCTGGCAGCAGGTCAGGCTTGCGCGAATGGATCTGGAAATAAACCACGCCATTTTTCTTAACTTCTGTGAACGTCAGATACCCGATATCTGCCAATTCTTTCATAGCCTTGCGAACAACATTGTTTTGAGTGCTGATAGTAGAGTTGAGGTTGAGGCGATCACGAAGACGCTCTAACGACACTTGCAGGAAGCCGGTTGGCAGGCTCTCGATGTAAACGTAAAGTGCCTGGGCTGACTCTTTACGCGGTAATGCCTGTATGGCCTTAAGTTGAAGCAGGACCTTGTGATCGAATGCGTAGAGTTCCCACAGCCTGGAATCCCCTTCCAGGGTGATAATATCTTTCTCAGTATCAAAATGCGCACTGTTGAGCAGGTGCGTTATCGTCACTTTGCTGCCGTCTTTGTTCTTGAACGAGACCACAAGCGAAGCCAGTCTCAGGAAAGAGTTGAAAAATCGGTCACGAGAACGCTGGTTGATATCATCCACGGATATTCCGCACAGCTTGGCAAATTCAGTGAACGGCAACTTAATGCGATTGCTATCAGCGCCGTACTTACTGAAGGCCCGGATAGCACCGATCCACGTCTTAAAGTCAGTGCTCATATCGAGCCTACTGCCCTTAATCATGATATTGGTGTAGCCCTCAGCTTTAGCTATCTCCAGCTGACCAAAGTCTTCAGACGCATCAATGACAGCATTCCCGCGCTGGGGTTTATTACGGACAGCAGGCACAAAGACCCCTAAACGCATCAGCGCAATCGGCTGGACTGTCCGGTTAGCTGTAGGTGTCAGTGTATAACTTTTCGCTTCATGCTCAGAGCTATACACCAGAGCATCACCTATCGTCTTGATTTCTTCGTCGTTTTCCATCGAAAGAACCTTCTATCGGTCAATGTGGGTAATTAGCTGTCCTACCATGAAACCAGCAACACCCTACCATGAAACCAACAACATTCACCATGAAACCAGCAATCATTACCATGAAACCAGCAATAGTTACCATGAAACCAGCAACGTTAAAGGTAATATTTATATTTAAAATCATGCGATTACAGGCACGGTGATCTTGTTTGATCTAAATAGGATCTATATAGGATCGATTTATATGATCTATCCGGTGGATAAGTGGATAACTGATTGTGCAGCGCAGTTATCCACATCCCCGAACGTCATACGGGCTTATTTGGAGCAAAAGCCTCAACCGGCCCCAGCCTTACTGTACGTCCGAGCTGGTGGATAGCATGCTCGACAGATTCCACCTTTGAGGGATGATGCACATCGAGCAGCCGGTCAACCTGCGGGCCTTTCAAGTTCATACTGCGCGCCAGGTCTGCTTTTCGTGTGCCGGTCTCGATCATCGAATTGTGCAAAACAGCCTTCATGGCCACCAGCACCGGTACGCCTACCAGATACTCGCCCTTCTTCGCCTTGCTGGCCAGCGGCACCATACGGCGCTCGTCCATTTCGATAGAGATTGCCAGAACAACAGCTTCAGCCGCGTTTAGCAGCGCATCCTCCACCGTGTCGCCTACTGAGTTCAGTAATGGCAGATCACGACATGAAACAACATAAGAGCCGGTTGGTTTGTCGTGCTCCAACTGTACCGGGTATACAAACATGGTTTTCTCCTGCAGCAGATACGAAAAAGGTGGGGCCTAAAGCCCCAAATCCTTAATTATTTTCTTCCGTAGAGGCTCAGCTATCTCCTTCGCCCCGTGGAAAGGAACAATGCTTATACGGCCATTGTAACTCGCTTTAAAGTGGCTGCTTCCACCAGGGGATTTCGTTAACTCTACCCCCATGCTGAGTAACCACCTGCGAAACTCGCTGTACTTCATTTCGCTCCTTGCTTTCTGTGGCTGTGCGCCACGAAAAGAATATTAACACACACGTTAATAAAAACAACACGTATGTTATATATTTTTCGGGTTTTCGATTTCTCCAGTGGTCAATTCCATATTGCTTTACAGCGCGGCAAAGGTGATCAACAATCTAAAAAATAATTTAGATTTGGTTAAATCATGAAAAAGGCAGATTTTCAGGCCGCACGGGATAAGCAGGCCAAAGCACAGCAGCGTCAGCGTGAAAAACACGCAGCAAAACTGGCAGACCCGGAGTATCGGCAGCAGCAGTATGCAAAGCAGAAGGCCAGCAGCAGCAGGATGATTGCCAGGCAGATTGAAAAGCGTAATTCCCCTGAATGGATCGCAGAGCAAAGAGCTAAAGCAGTGAAACGCGCTGTAAGCGCCTCTGAGCGCCTGAAAGAGAAAAAGCCAGCACCTGTAGCCGAGAAACGGCAAACACGCGCCAGCGCGTCAGGCAGAGGCCTTAAAGGGCGCCCGCCGACCGCAGCCGAGCGCGTAGTAATGGATGCACTGGGGAAACTGCCCTGCATTGCCTGTCTACAGCATGGAAAAGAATCGCCGCTAATCAGCCTGCATCACATCGAGGGCCGGACGAAAACCGGCGCACACTTCCTGCAACTCCCCCTTTGTGATCCTCACCACCAGCACGCTGCACCGGCAACGATCCGCGCAGATTTCCCCTGGCTGGTGCCAGTACATGCGGACGGCAATACCGGCGGTAAGGCTGAGTTCTCCCGACACAATGGCACTGAACAGGAATTAATGATCAAAGCCTATGCGCTTGCGGGCATAACGCATTTACTACAGGCCCAGTAATTTATTTTTATTTTTCGCTTGACCCGTAACTACGCAAAGTACAAACCGCTTACAGTCGCCCCAAGCTGTTAGCGGTTCCCTGATGGAATTTTTGACAACTTACCTAATCTGCAACGCGCGGTTGGGAACGTTAAAAGCCAGAGAGGCCGCTATATGCGGCCTTTCGCCTTTTCAGGGGTACAGACGTGAAACAGAAAATCGCAGTAATCAGCCTTTCCACCAGCCAGCCGATGGCAATCACCGCCATTTACGAGGATCACACGCTCGTTATGTCAAAGCCGCAGACGCTGCCAAAAGGCATGCGAAAGCAGCTGGTTAAACTTGCCCCTTTCGTCGAGGCACTGCGCAAGCAGGGCTTTAAAGTACTGGTGGATGAAGCCACTGGCAAAGTGGCAAACGAGGTAGGCGGCAACCATATCTCTCTCAGAACGCGGGGAAGCGACGGGCGCGCTGCCGTGCTCACCGGCATTGAGCGTTACAACGAGCTCATGCTGCAGGACAACATTGCGCTGCCAGCAGAGAACAAGGGCGCATTTGAGATCCCCGATTCCATTGTTGAAGTGGAGTACAACGCCAGCGGTGAAGAGATTTACCGAATCAACTGGCGCGAGATCCGCCCGGAGCAGGTACTGACCATCCTGTGCTGCTTCGCCGTGGGCTACAACAACGTGGCATCAGCGGACTATATCAACGCCATGACCGCCGCGACCGCCGAGCAGGAGCCGTCCCTTATGGACTCGCTTAAACGCATCATCGGCTATGAGAAAATCAAAGCCGCCGAAGCCGTGCCGGAGTCACTGACCGGCAAGCGAATCAGCGATGAGGAGCGCATTCTGTGAGTTACAACCGCCTCGACGATCGCTCGATCAGTGACGTGGTGCTGCGCAGCCTCTTTCACCAAGAGGTGATCAAGCGATCCGCGTCATTTCACGAAGACAACCGCGACTACACCATCCGTCTCGATGAGATATTCCGCGCTGACCTGGCGGCATACCGGGCTTATGAGGGTAACGACGATCTGCGCTGGGTATTCCGCCTGCTGTGCGGGATAGAGTCGGAAATGGAACCGCTGCCCGCAGGCCAGACGCTTTCCCTGCCGGACATGGCATGGCTACGTGGGCGCATACGCGACTTTGCTGGCGGTAAGCCGGAGTTGATCAGTGGCTGATACTCCGTTTGCCCGCACACAGTCCGGGCGCTACGACACGGCAGGGCTTTCTTCCAAAGAGTTCTCCCGCGTCTTTGACCAGATTGACAAAGACCGCCGCAAATCACGGCGCATTGCGCGGCGTACGCTTAACCCGCTGACTCTGAAGAACAAGGCGCTGGACGACATCATTGCCCTGGGCAAAAAGAAGTCCGGCACGTTCTTCACGAAAGAGGATCTGAAAGGGTTCGAAGCAAATCGCGCCGGCGCCCGCCAGCAGTTCAATTCATCACAGGCCGGTATCACGTATGCGCAGCTGGTGGCCGGTAGTCAGCAGATCGACATTAAGCGCGCCAATAACCGGGTAGACGACGGATCCGGCATTAAGCGCGCAACGCCCACCACGCTTAAACACAACGTCCTGACCGTCAGCGTGGAGGCGTCCGCCGCCTCGATCGATAAGCATCACCGCGTGAAATTCCGCTTTGAAGAGTGGGATCAGCTGATGGAGGAAATCACCGATGCCAAAGACAGCTCAGCCAAAATTGCTAAGCGACTATGCGCTGGCCGCGTCTCTTTTGATTGCGATTGCGGCCGTCACCAGTACTGGTATCGCTACATCGCCACGGCAGGCAATTTCGCCCTTGCCCCGCCAAAAGAGTACGCCTACCCCAAAGAGAAAAACCCGAACCTGAAAGGCGTCGCCTGTAAGCACGTCATTCACGCTTTCACCCGTCTGCAATCCGCCTCATGGCAGGTGCGCATCGGCCAGGCACTGCATAAAAGCGCTGGTAACAACGCTTATGGCGACGATCCGCGCAAAACCACTGAGCATTTCACTGACGCCGACAAAGCAAAGTTCAACCGCAACCGCAGTTCGCAGACGAACGTCGCCGCCGTCAAGCGAGAGCATGAGAAGTATCAGAAGCGCATGGGTGCGCTGGCGAAGCGGCTGGAAAATGACGACGGGCGGATCGACAAATTGCGCGGCCAGCTGACCCGTGCCAAAAAGCTGACCGCAGCGCAGCGCACACGCGCCGCGAAGAAGCAGGCGGAGCTGGTGGACGAAAAAGCTAAAAACGCCCTTCTGCGTCAGCAGCTGGCGGACCAGGCGAAGATCCAGCGCCAGACGTTCATTGATGCCCTGGTGCTGAGCGGCACGCCCCGCGCCGAGGCCGAAAAAATGTTTATTGAATATGCAAAAAACCAGACAAGAGCAGGTAATCAATAATGGGACGGTACGACGAATTTCTGGCCGACAATCCACCGACGATTAACGAGGCCACCAGCAGTGAAACTGAGCAACCCGCTACCGCGATCGATACGCCGGATAGCAGCAATGCTGTTATCGATCTCGACGCCGCCACGCCGACCGCCGCCACGTCACCCGATGGTGATACCTCTGGCGGTACTGATGACGCTGACAGCGGCAGCAGTGAGGATCATGACCCGCTGAGCGCCCCGCTTCCGGATGCCCTTGCCGCACGCGAACAGAGCACGGCGCTGAAACCACGCTACAAAGGGCATGCCCCATTTAACATCATGGTCCGCCGTGACTGGATTAAAGCGATTGAGAGCGACTACAGCGCTTTTCAGGCGCTGCTGTACCTGCCGGACATGCGCGACGTCGGGGAAGTGGACGATGAAACCGGCTTTGAACAGCCGTCGTTTACCGAGCTCAACAACAACCAGCGGAACCTGAGCTATGAAGACGCTGATCCGGTCATTGTCACGGTGCTGGATTGCCCGGACGAGCGCGAGAGTTTCCAGGTGCTCGATGCCGACGGCGAACAGGACGGATTAACCGACGATGTGCTGATCCTGCGCATCGCCGCCGAGGGCGTGCCGGTTGGCTCAATTCTTGAGTGGAATGAAGAGATGGCCAGCGGCACCCTGGCGCGCCGGTGGTGGTACGTTCACCGGATTTATGGCTTCGGCACGCAGAATGTCGGATCGCTTTACTACTGCATCCCTGCCCGCAATTTTGACACCACCAGCAACGGACGTATCGAATGAATGAGCTACTTTCCCGCACCCGCGAGTGGGTGAAAACACGCACCGGCAAAGTGGAGAGTACCGGCTTCACCGCCGCTGATGCCGCCGTAGCGAAGGCGCTGAATGACGTGTTCAGCAGCGCCGTAATGACCGCCCCGCGCCAGCATGAGCTGCGTTATAGCGCCTTCCTGGCGCGGAAGCCGGAAGACCGTGTATTCGTCGGCAAGTTTGATGACGTCATGGATTTTCTGCGCGCCGTGCGCCAGGCGGGCGCCGGACGCCGCAGCGTGCAGGCGTCGGACATGCCGGACCTGAACCGCGACGCCCTGCCGCTGATCAACCTGTCTCGCGGGTTTGATATCACCTATGACAACAACGACCAGGAGATTGATCGCAACCTGGGTGCCATTACCGACGAGTCACAGGGCAAGATGCCGCTGGCCGAGATTGAGGCTACGCAGGCCTCGCTCAATTACTCCATCACGCTTATTGCCAGTGACAAAGATACGCTGTCGATGATGTGCAACACGCTGGCCGCTAACTTCCGCTCCCGGCTCACCACTAACTTCACGGCGCAGGAAAAGTTGGTCAACTGGCCCGTTGAGATCAACTGCAGCATTCAGGACGCCAAAACCATCATGTTCAGCGATATGTCGCCGCCATTCACCCAGGATCGGATTTACGCCTGCCAGGCGTCGCTGATTGTCATGGTGGATGTGCTGACCGCGCATGAAGTTGATGCCCGGAGCGTCCGGTATGACACCCAGCTGGCACCAGGGGGCAACTGATGGCTAATCAGCAAAACAAGCCCATGCAGTACTTCCTGCAGTCGGTCCTGCTTAATGGCGTGGAAATGCCGCGCAGCTGGATAACGTCTGTGATTTACATCGAGAAGACGTCGCTAACTTCGCCGCTGCTGGTGCTGGAGACGCACGACCCAGCCGGAAAGCTGGTGGACGAAATGGGCGCCCGGTATGGCGCTGAGCTGGTGGCAGAACTGGGCGACCCGACCGGGCAGCGTGGCGCGTATACAGAGACGTTTTTCGTGACCTCCGCGCCCGCCAGCGGTGACGTTGTGCGGATCATCGCTGTGTCCGCGGATCTGAAGCGCCTCAAAACCCCATCCGCCCGCGTGCGGCTGTATGCCGACCGCCAGCCAGGTGACGTCATGGCCGAGTTCGCGGGTAAAATGACGATTGAGGCTGACGCCTTCCGCAAAGCGATGACCTATCACCTCAATATGGGCGAGAAGCCGTCCGGCGTGCTGCGCCAGATAGCGGAAGATCATGGCGCGCTGGTGTGGTGCGCCCGTGGGAAATTCTGCATGAAGGACATGGCAAAGCTGATCGGCACAAAGGCGGCATTTGTCTATGAGGCCAACAATCCGCAGGCCGAATACACGATCAGTAAGCTGAGCAACATCAACCAGGATGCCGCCGCCACCAGCAGTCGGGACTATCAGTATGTCGGCTACTCCATGACAGAGGGATACGTGGCCGTGGGCGATAAGACGAAGCCGGTCAAATACATTTCTGACGCCGATGTTGCAACGCTGACCAACATGGCGCGGGTGATCGTCCCTAAGCTGGATATTGAGGTCAGCGGCAACGCAGACGTCACCGCTGGCATGATTATCGGCGTGCAGATCCATCGCTATGACGCGGAGAACCAGGTAGACGAAACGTTACCAAAAAACTTTATCGCCGTTGCGGTCATTCACCATGAGGATCGGATTGGCTACACCACGCGCATGATTTTAGGAGTATCCAATCAGTGAGTAAGCAGCGCGCCATAATCACGGCCACAAAAGACCCGCAGGGACACATGCGGGCGCAGATCCGCCTCACTCCGCAGTGGGCGGACGTGGATGCAGATACCCTGCCCTGGGCGGAATATCAGCTTCCGATCGGCAACACGTTTGTACCCTGCATCGTGGGCGATCAGGTATGGGTGGAGTTTCCCTACAAAGACGGCAGCGGAAAGCCGGATACCCGGCGCCCGCTGATCACCGGCGCGGCGCAGTCGGCACCGGGCGGCGTGCCAAGTGTCGCGCCTGAAGCCTCCGGACAGGGGGGCGGGTATGAGCCACCAGCTGTGGATGGTGCGCCAGCGCGTCCCTCCCTAAATCCAACCACGGATTTTGTGTCGCACCGCAATAACCTGCTGGAGATCCGGTCTGCTGGTGGCGGGTATGAAATTGCCAATACTGCCAGCGGTTCGCGTGTCGGGATGAATGAAGGCGGGGATATTTACCTGCTGGGGCCGGGGAACCTGGTGATCGACGTCGGCGGCAACCTGACTATCAAGGCTGGCGGGAAAATCGTGTTCCAGTCTGACGGACCATTCAGCGCAACCGCGCCTCAATTCGAGTTCAGTCAGTAAGAGTTATCTTAAATCTAAAATATTATTTAGAATGTGTTAACGCTATAAGTTGAGACATTCCTGAATGAAATCACCCTTCTTTAAAAACGTCATGGCCTACAGCCTGAACTGGGATATTCCGCTCGATGCGGATCAGCTGGAGCAGCAGCTGCAGGCGATGACGTTTTCCCCCTGTGCTGCGCAGGACATGGCTAAATCAGGCTGGATCAATGTCACGTCAGACGGCCTTCTGCTGGCCGAGAACGGTCAGTACCTGCTGTGCTGCCAGCATGAAACCAAGATTATGCCAGTGGCAACGCTCAACGATTATGTCGCCGAGAAAGTGGAGAAAATTGAGCGTGAGCAGGCGCGCAAGGTGCGCCGCAGTGAAAGAGTCAGCCTGAGAGACGAGGCGCTGTGTGTGCTTCTGCCGCGTGCTTTCTCACGTCGCTCTGAGTCCTACATCTGGATTGATAGCGTGAACAGCCGTATCTACGTTGACGCGGCCAGCGCTAAATCCGCTGAAGACATGCTGGCGCTGCTGCGCAAAACTATCGGCTCCCTGCCGGTTATTCCGATGATGACTGCTAATCCCATCGAGCTGACGCTGACTGAATGGCTGCGCGCCGCAGAACTGCCCGCCGGTTTTGCGCTGGGCGACGAGGCCGAACTGGCGGCAATACTTGAAGACGGCGGCAAAATCCGCTGCAAAAAACAGGACTTACTGAGCGACGAGGTGCGCACGCATATCGAGGCCGGAAAACTGGTCACGCAGCTTAGTCTGGACTGGCAGGAGCGCATTTTCTGCCGCGTGTCCGATGACCTGAGCATTAAGGGCATTAAGTACGCTGACATGCTCACCCAGCAGAATGATGATATCGACCGCGAGGATCAGTGCGCGCGCACGCTGGCCGATTTCATGCTTTTCACGTCCGAGTTTTCCGGTTTCTTTTCCGGGCTGGTGGATGCGCTGGGCGGTGAGGCGAAGCGATGATCACTTACGGCTCTGTCTGCTCCGGCATTGAAGCGGCCAGCGTGGCGTGGGAAGGGCTGGGATGGAAAGCGGCATGGTTCGCGGAGATTGAAAAGTTCCCCGCGGCCGTGCTGGCGCACCGCTTTCCGGCTGTCCCTAACCTGGGCGATATGACCACAATTGCCGCTGGCGTCCGCGCTGGCTCTATCCCTGCCCCAGCCGTGATGGTTGGCGGCACCCCGTGCCAGGCGTTCTCTATCGCCGGACTCCGTAAAAGCCTCGACGACCCACGCGGTCAACTCACCCTTGCCTATGTAGATTTAGCGAATGCCATTGACGAAAAAAGAGTATCAACCGGCGAACAACCAGCCGTCCACCTGTGGGAAAACGTGCCGGGAAGCCTCAGCACCGATGACAACGCCTTTGGATACTTCCTTGCCGGAATGGCTGGCGAAGATGAAGCGTTTGAACCAGGCCCAAGACCTGCGCACGGGAAAAACGGCCCCGGTTGGCGATGGAAAAAAAGCGATGGCAAGCATGTGGCGAAGTGGCCAAAGTCTGGTTGTGTTATTGGACGACAGCGCAAACTCGCCTGGCGACTGCTCGATGCCCAATACTTCGGAGTGGCCCAACGCCGCCGCCGTGTGTTCGTTGTCGCAAGTGCTTGAAACGACGTTGATCCCGCAGAAATACTTCTTGAGTTCGACGGCGTGCGCCGGGATTCTCCGCCGCGCAGAGAAACGGGGCAGGCAGTTGCCCCACTTACTGCTAACGGCTCTGGAGTCGGTGGCCCGGACTTCTCCCACGCCGCAGCCGTTCACTTAATTTCTGCATTTGGCGGCGGCAACTGCTCAGGATCGCTTAGCGTGGCCGCGTGCCTGACGGCCAAAGGCCAGCGCAATGATTTTGACGTCGAGACATTTGCCGTGCAAAGCGCCACGGGCGAGGTTAGCCACACTCTGACGGCAGAAGGTCACGACGCCTCAGAGGATGGCACCGGGCGAGGCACACCGACCGTTGCTTATGGCTTCCAGACACGCATAGCGCGTAACGGCCGCGGCGATATGGCAGACGTTTGCCACGCGCTTAGCGCTGAATCCGGGGAAACGGGCAAAGGAGACGCTGCGCCGTGTGTTGCCAGGTGTGTTGAGCATGCCGCTTTTGCTGAAAATACCCGTGGTGAGATCCGGTTGTTCAATGGCGACGGGCAGATCACCGGTGCGCTGTCAGCTGGTGGCGGGAAACCCGGCCAGGGATTCCCCTCTGTCGTCAGCCAGTGCGAAGTCCGGCGCCTGACGCCTAAAGAATGTGAGCGCCTTCAGGGCTTCCCTGACGGCTGGACCCTGATCCCGGAGAAGAAGCGCAACGTCCTTGCCGCTGACGAACTGGCCTATCTCCGCCTGATGCACCCCGATATGGCGGAAGAAGAGGCTCACAGGCTGGCGGCTGATGGCCCTCGCTACAAAGCGATCGGTAACTCAATGCCAGTGCCGGTCATGCGCTGGATTGGCGACCGCATTGCTAATCAGATCATGGTGGTGGCGGGTGAAACTGAACCGCAGCCAGCAGCCCTCCCCGCTTCGCCAGCGGCAAAGAAAAAAAGTGCGCCGGCGCGAAAGGTTTCGGACGACAAATACCCCCGTTCATTCCTGAAGTGGGCTGGCGGTAAACACTCTGTACTGGATGAAGTCAGGGCGATGCTTCCTGCAGGCGAACGTCTCATTGAGCCATTCGTCGGCAGCGGCACGGTCTTTATCAACGCAGGCTTTAAGCGCAACCTGTTGGGCGATGTTAACCCGGATCTGATTAACCTCTTCAACCAGCTGCAGGGCAATCCTGATGCCGTAATTAAGGCGGCTTACCAGCTGGAGCGAGGCTGTCTGTCTAATGAGGCGTATCTCGCCATCCGTGATGAGTTCAACGGGCGCGAGGCTCACGCTGTACGCCACGCAGCGCTTTTCCTGGCGCTGATGCGAACCAGCTTTAACGGGCTATGCAGGTATAACCAGAAAGGCCTGTTTAATGTTGGCTGGAATAAGAAGGGAGAGGCGAATTACTTCCCAATGGATGAACTGGCGCACTTCACCGGCATGCAGAAAGAAATGACGTTCATGTGTGCCGGGTTTGAGGATGTGATCGCGCAGGCGGGTGAAGGAGACGTGATTTTCTGTGACCCGCCGTATGAGCCTCTGCCGGACGAAGCCGGGTTTACGGCATACAGTGGCACCTCATTCACCTTTGCGGATCAGGTACGGCTGGTGGAGTGCCTGGTAGCAGCGCGGGACCGTGGCGCAAAGGTGGTAATCACAAACAGCAGCGCTCCTGCCATTCTGTACCTTTATATCAGCAATGGCTTCAGAATCGCCCCGTTGGCCACACGGCGAAGTGTGTCCTGTAAAAGTGAGACGCGCAAAACGGTCAACGACATAATTGCCGCTCTCTGAAATGAAAAAACCCCGCTCTATGCGGGGTTCTTAGTCTTTGCGGACGAATCAGGCTGACAACAATTCTGCCGGGATGCCGCGAGGCGTATTCAGCAGCAACAGCGCCTGATCCATCGTGATACGGTTACAGGCATATTCACGGAAAATATAGCCGATAAGGCCTGCCGCCTTCGCTTCTCTGGCCCTGATGTTGTAGGCGGTCTGACACTCAGCACTGAGGCGGCTGGTCTCTTTGAAATAGTATTCCCGCGCTCTCGCATAATCGTCTGTGCAGGCCACCAGCACGTTTTCTGTGATCACTTCATAGCGGCCCTGGCAATCTTCGCCGCAGTCCAGCAGCCGCACGCCGGTTCTTTCTGACAATGCCAGTACGGTTTTCTGAATAGGCACGCCAGTATCGGGGATCATTCGTCCGTAAACGTCATTCATTTCGCATTCCTTTTTTCAGTAAATGGTGGCGCAACCTGCCGCAGAGCCAGACTATACGGGAAAAGTGTCGAAAACTTAAAGTGATTTTTATGAAAAATTTATACTTTAAATTCTTTTTCAGCTATGGCCGCTCAACCCCCGAAATTACAAACTCCCTATTCTCCCCGCTCCATTTACCACAACGGATGAATTATGAGTAACCGTAAAGCCTCGCACTTTGAGCTTTTCCATAACCTGAATATGGCAATGCGCGAAGATCCGCAGTTTTCCTATGAATATGACTATTCACGAGAAACACGGACGCTGATGGAAACGCCCTACTGGCGTCTCACTCCGTCACAGCGCACCACGCGCAACACGATGATTGAGCAGACGATGGCAAACGCCACGGCGGAAGATACCCGCGTGCGCATGATGGCCATGCGTCCGGAGCATCGCTATCTGCTGATCCCAAATTACATCTGCCTGGCGACAACTGAGTTCTACATGGAGGTTCAAGGCTCACTGTCTGATGAGCCGGAGACCGCCGATCTGATGCCGGTCATGTGGTCCGCGATCTACGCGCTCAACCTGGGGCGCGGTATGTCTACTGACGTCTGGAGCGAAATGTCACCTGCAGACCAGCTGGCGCAGACCAAATGGGTTCAGAAGGTACTGAGTACCGTCAAGCTGTCGCGCTACATCACCGATGCAAGCCGCGCTGTCTGGCTGGGCCTGTTCGTGACCTTCAGCGATATCCCGGATGATTTCTACGAGCTGATGGAGTCGTAATGATTGCGGCCGAAAAGCCGATCCGCAAGGGTTCTCGCGTGCGTCTGCGTGGGAATCTGTTTGAGGGGGCGATATGCGTGGTTGACCGGGTGGACTGGCTGGAGGATGGACAGCGCTATGTGCTGAAGCATCCCCATTACACCTGCCCGCTTAACTACCGTCGATGGGATCTGGAGCTAATACCTGATGACCAGTAAAACGCGCTCTGGCGCCGGGGGCCGCTGATGCCTGCTGCCGGTACGCTGGACTCCGTTTGTTCCGGACACGGTGCCTTCCCTTCACGTCAGACCGCTGAGGCTGACGCGGGGCTAACCATCAACGGCAAGGCCGTGCTGGTGGACGGCAAACTGTTTAAGGATCACACGGACGGGAAAAGCACCCACAACGGCAAGGCGGTCTCTGGCCGTCCGTGGTTCACCATTAACGGCAAAGGCATTGTGTGCGTTGACGATCAGGTTTCATGCGGATCGACAGTCGCAACAGGCGATGCCGGATTCCAGGTGAACTGATTGCCCTTTTTCATGCACGCAGCCGTCATGGCTGCGCTTACACAGGAATAACCATGTTCAGTGAAATCACCTTCACCGGCTGGCTTAAACGCGCTGTCGCCGTGGCGCTATGCGCGGCTCTGCTGCTGCTGGGCCATAAGGGCTACGTGACCGTTACGAACCACCTGGCACACGTTGCGGAGCTGGAATCAGCTAACGATACGCTAACCACCAACAATAAAAGGCTCACCGGCAATAACAGCACGCTGAAAACCGCGCTTTCCGATCAACAGGCGCAGACGGCCACGCTGCAGCGGACCCTGGCTGAGCGGGAAAAAGACCGGCAGGAATACGCGCAGAAACAGGCGGCGCTGGAGCAGGAATTAGTGAAAATTAAAGAGGATAGTCAGAATGAAATTGATGAGATCAACCGTGCGATATTGCTTGCTGGTGTTAATCATACTGCTTTGCCTGCCAGCGTTATTCGCATGCTCCGGGACAAAGCCCGTGCCATTAACACCCGAAGTCGTGACGGTGACAAAGCTGGTGGAGCTGCCGCCTCAAAAAGCGCAGGCCTACCAGCCGTGCCAGGTGGATGAAAACATACCCGGATTCACTGACCAGTTACCCGCTTATGTGGCGCGAATACTGACATTAGTGGATGAATGCAACCGGCGAAACATCCTGATATCAGAGCACAACCAAAAACAGTAATAAGGTAAGCGTTAACTCATTATGTGTTAACGCTTATTCCATGCTTGCAAAGTAAATTAATTGCTTTCCTTTTGTTTGGCTTTTTTATGTTTTTCTAATAAGTCCAAAGCGAATTTTTCAACTATTTTTTCATAAATATTATGTATTTGGTATATATAAAGCTGAAATTCAAAAACATTTACTGGGTTATTCAAAAACTCATACCTATAATTAGCAGTGGTTTTTTCGCCTTCTTCCAGATTGTCTTTATGAGCTATGGCTCTGTCGGTGACAAATTTAACCCATTTCCTAAAAGAATACCTGCAAATGATTGGGTCTTCAAATTGACGGCTATCAATTATTTTATTTATTTCTTCTACAGCTTTTTTTTCATCAATCAAGTTAAGGCAGTTCTGCAGTGTATAATTTTTACGACGCCCCTCACTTTCGCAGAATAATGCACGACAATCGGTGTAAATTGAATCTATCAAAGCATCCAGCAAGATGTCCGGGGATTCAATGCCATCGCCATTCATTTCTAAAAGTTTTTCTATTCTATCTAATAATTTAACGAACTCTGAAGAAAAGTTGACAGGGATGTCTGGGTGTTCGAGGCACCATAAGTAGTGAGCTATGCGTGTAATATTATGATTTTCATAAATCTCAATTAATTCTTCTTTTGATAAAATAGTTAAATCAATAGTTGTAACTGGAGGCATTTTTAATCCTTTAATAAAAAATATATTTGTATGCGAGATACCTGCTACAAGCTATTTTAATCGTAACCTTAGTCATATAGTTGATGTCAGCTTCTAAGGGAATGAGGACGGCTTGCATATACTTTTTATCACAAGCCGCCCATTTGGGGTGCTTTTTCTTTATGCCTCAGCGATGGCTTCGCCCTAATTTTCTACCATGTAGCCCGCAGCCACTTCCGGCCCGCCAATCTGCAGCATAATTTTACGCATGCCCGCCGCCAGGGAACCTTCACCCTGGTTAACTAGAAATTCACGCGCCGCGAGTGGCATGTAAATGGACGCTGTTACCGGGTTATGCATCTGCTGGGTGTTTCCTGCCCTGCGCCAGCGCGCCATGCTACGGATAGCATCATCTTCTAACGTCGGGCATGCCTCCATGATGATTTCAACGCCGTACATGATGATGATCTGTTTAGCCAGCGAACGAGGCTCTTTTTCGCTGAGCAGATAGTCCAAATGGTGACGCGCATCGCGCTGGCTTCCGGTTGCTAAGGTGTGTGATTTAGTACCGTTACCGTATTGAAAATAGAGCTTATAAGACATGAGGATTACCAGTGGTCAATTACATGACGGCAAGGTACATCAAAAAATAAATATTTTCCTTAGATTTTGAAATCTTTTCTTGCCTTACTCACACCGCAAAGTACAAACCGCATAAATTTGCCTCGTCAAAAATTCCCTCGCAGCCGCGCCCTGAAAAAAGGGCTGAATTGTGAGCAAAGATATTACCCCTGCACGTATGCGTGAGCAGGACATCATGACCCGTGCTTCGCGTGTCATGGCTTTTACCGTTGATGCACAGCGCAATGCTTCTGGCGCGATGATTACCGATCGCGTCGAAATGTCACGGAACATTGGCGCTGCAGCAGGCCAGGATCCGATGTTTGAAGGCGTTAACCCGGAGTTCTGCCGCATTGTCGGCACGGCCTGGGCATCGAGCATGATCGAGTACAAAGAGCGTCACGGTCACTATCCACCAGCTGATCAGCTGGCGAACGCCAGCCGTGCGCTGGAAAACCTGATGATTGAATCAGCGGCTGAGAAGCACGAAGGCAACGGCAAGGCGATGTTTGAATCTGTCGCGGCTGACATGCGCACTTCTGACGGTGTAATGCGGCAGGCGCAGTTTGCCGCTCTCATCCTGCCTGCTGTACTGGGCGCGGCCACCAGCGACGCATGTACCTTTGTCCCGTGTGAGCGCGATGAAGCGAAGATTTACGAGCTCCTGAACGTCGCCGGTACAAAGTTCGGCAGCTTTGACCAGGGCGACGAAATGCACATGCAGTCTGCTGCTGTGTACTCGCAGATGAAGCGCCTGTATCCGTTCCCTGCTGCGATGCAGCCGGACGGCACCAAGAAAACCTTCACCTTCTCCATGAAGACCGTGGAAGGCGCTGATATGCCGATCCGCGCTGGCCGCGCCAAGCTGCTGATCAACCGTCGTCCGGGCAAAGTCGATGACGGCGACGGCAACCTGTATTTCTCTGATAAAGACGTCAAAGGCAATGCTTTTGCGGCCACCTGTAAGGTCGATTACGACAAAGGCACCATTGCTGTGACCTTTACCGATGCACCGGCTAAGGGTACTGAGCTGGCAGCACAGGTTGAGATCAACGTCGAGAAGGCACCAGGCCTGATCCCGGTTATCAACCAGTCGATGCGTGAGTTCACCGTTAAGCCATCGCAGTTCGTGATCGCGTCTGAACACACCGTTATGGCCGCATCTGATTTGAGCCGTGAATTTGGCATCAATCTGTCGTCTACCCAGTTTACCGCTATGCGTAACTGGCTGAGCCATGAGCAGGACATGATGCGTCTGCGCACGATGGCATTCCATAACGTCTATAACCGTGAATTTGACGTGGCACTGCCAGAAGGCCAGACCTACGAATCGTGGGTAGGCCTGATGAAGCACGCGATTACCCAGCTGAGCACTGACATGGTGAACCGTACCCGTAAGGCCGGTATCCGTGGCGGCTTCGCTGGTGGTGAGGCGGCGAACTTCCTGAAGAGCCTGCCTGCTAACGTCTTCCAGGCTGATCCTAACTTTGTGCAGTCACCGTACATCCAGCGTATCGGCACCCTGTTCGGTATTTATCAGATCTTCGAAGTCCCTACCGCTATCTGCGATCAGTTCGTGGTAGACGGCGTGGCGCTGGCTAAAGAGGACATTCTTTTCTACGGCCGCGGTGATTCTATCGGTGACGCTGGCCTGATCGCGGGTGACGCGGTTCCGGCCATTCCGTATGTCCACGAAACCAACCCGTCGCTGGTCAACCGCACCACGCTTTGGGGCTCTTCACTTAACGAGCTGCACCCGCGCAATGGTGAAAACTACTTCGCCAAGCTGACCCTGACCAACACCAAAGTCGGCGCTTACAACATGCTGACCGGTAAGCAGATCGAAGGCGAAACCGCTCCTGAAGCAGCTGCCACCGGCACCGGCAGCTAATCCCCCTTAACGCCCCCGTTAAGGGGGCATTTCATGGACATTTCACATGAATAAGATTAGTTTTTCTGTGGGCCAGGCGTCCGGCATTGCGGTGCAGGAAGTCAACGCTGATGCGACTACTTCGGTTGCATCTGGCGGCGCGTCCGTCTTTGCCGGTCTGGTTATTGCCCGCCGCGGCAAAATCGGCGCTGTTCTGCGCGTCACGGCTGATAACTATCAAGCGGTGCTGGGCGAAGCCATTCACCCGCGCAGCGGTGCGGCATTTGAGCCGCTGCGCCACGTAGCGACTGCCGTTAACGGCGGTGATGGTTATGTGGTCCGTGTGGCGGCGCCCGGTATGAAGATCCCTGCCCTGTCCCTGATGGCTGATACCACCATGCAGGAGCTGAGCTTGGTGGCCAGCAATTTTGCGCCGTCTTCCGATCCGGTTCTGGCGGCTGGCGCTGCAGCGATGATTTACATCGAGGATGGCGACGCCTCAGCAAATCGCACGCTGAGCATGGAAGCCGACAAAACGGCTCCGGGTTTCTACATCCTGACGCTGAAGGAAGTTGACGCGGCTGGCGGTGAGTCAGTGCTGGAATCCCACCAGATTTCTTTCAACACCAATGCCACCAGCGACATGGGTTCGCCTGCCTTCCTGCCGACCGCTTTGGAAAATGGCTCTACCCGCCTTCGCGCTATCGTATCGGACGACGTTGAAAAGCTGATGCAGCCTATCACTGAAGGCTTCGACGATATGCAGTTTAGCGGCGGCATTGATGGCGATCTGTTTGCTATTGCCACGGCTGACTACACCAAAGCCCTCACGGTTCTGCGTAAATCCATGTTCTCCTGGACGGCTGTACTGTCGCTGGGCTGCTATGACCCGACCGTGATCGCGGCGCTGGTCAAGCTGGCGGAAGACACCCGTACCGACATGTTCTACGACGTGCATGGTGCGCAGCTGTCTGCAGCGGCGATGGCGGAGGCGCAGGGCCACGGGCTCGGCGGTTCACATCAGCCAGCACGCTACTACTGGCCGTACACCGCACGCGACGCATTCACCGGTACCAACGTTAACTGGGGAATCTCCTGTGATGCGTTTGTGGCGAAAGCCAAAGGCGTGGCGCTGGTCTCCGACGTCGGTGGCTGGCATTACTCACCTGCTGGCGTGTCACGCGCAATCATCAACCGTCAGAACATTAAGCCTATCCCGAATCTGGACGAGATCGACCGTGAAGCCTTTGTTACTGCGCGCATTAACCCGGTAAGCCTCGATAAAGCCGGGAACATGTATATCGACGACTCCCTGACTACGTTCGCCAAAAACAACTACCTGCGCCTGCAGCACATCAGTTCGCTGATGAACGCGATCGCACGCGGTTTTTATGACGTGGCAGAAGCGCTGAAGCATGAGCCGGACGGTATCACCTTCAAAGGCCTGACTGATGGCTTAACCGATCTGCTGGAGCGCTTCGTAGCTGCTGAGGCACTGGTTAAACCGCGTGATGTCACGCAAGGCACTGAGCCGTTTGTTGTCTCCGTGGTGCAAAAGGATATCGACCTGTGGGAAGCCTCCTGGTCTGTCTGCCCTACCGGATCTTCACGCCGCATCGTCGGCAAGCCAACGCTGTTCCGTTAATAGAGGAAATTATGAACAACATTTTTAATCACAGAACGCATGGCCTGCTGGGTGCTGCATTCGAGAAACCTGCTGCAGCTGGAGAGCCAGCCATCAAAGATTCCATGCTGGAAAGCGCGGGCTTAGGTAACGCCGCATCTGCGCGCAATGTGGCGATGTTTGAGGCTGTGGAGCGTCGCGCTGGCGAAGACGCCCGCTCCGTAGCCGCTTCCCTGCTGGCGGGCTGGGTTGCCGATGGCGAAGCCGATTCTGACAGCTTTGAAGCGCTGGCGCTGGTGCTGGCCGGTCTGGATTCTCTGTCTGACGACGACGATCTGGATGACGAGCAGGTAGACGCATTCAACGACGCGCTGGGCCAGCTGGCAAACGCCGCTGTAGCCCTGGGCGCGGACCAGGATGACGTCACCAGCATGATCGACGATGACGATGACAGCGCCGCAGAGAGCGTTTTCGAGGCGCTTTCCGGCCTGGCTGACGACGATGAAGCGATCGCAGATTACACCGTGGCTGGCGGTGAAGGCGGTGAAGCGATGCTTGAGTCGGCCACCTTCAAAGCTGTGCGTGACGGTCAGGTGACGCTGATCCGCAAGCGTCCGAAGAAGCGCCGCATGACGTCGCTCCAGAAGCAGGCGCTGAAAAAAGCCCGCACGAAGGCGCACAGCTCGATGGCAAATGCGCACCGTAAAAAGTCAATGAAACTGCGTAAGAAGCGCGGCCTGTAAGGGATAGCCGCCGGGTAAGACCGGCGGCATTGAGGATAGCGCGATGATCTGCGGTGCAATCATGCCAGATGGGGTCAGCCCCTTCCTGAAAGTCTATATCACGTCAGAAACGGCGATGGTTGTGGGCTACATCGGGGAAGGCTCTACAGCCAGCATTGAATCCATGTGGGAATCCCCGTTCGCCAATGACTCGCTGGGCGGCGTCGCCGGTGCGGTGAGTGCTGCTGGCGGCAAGCTGGCGGGCGGTGTGCAGGCGGTAAGCGGCAGTACATCAAAGTCGGATTTCAACTCCCTGCTTATCTGGGAAGGCCAGCAGCCGCCTGAGTTCAGCATCGTTGTAGACCTGATGGCCACGATGAACGCGAAGGTGGAAGTGATGGACGCAATCATGACGCTGCAGCAGATGGCCTCCCCTGAACTGAACGCTGCGCTGCCGGGTGGCCGCCGTCCTCTCCCCGTGATCATGGATGTTGGCCGTCGCCTGAAGCTGATGGACGTGGTGATCCGAAGCGTCGGCTATCAGCTGGACGCACCCCGCACTGCCGAAGGGCATTACACCCATAACACCGTCACGCTCCAGTGCTCCGGCCTGAGCGTCCAGAACCAGTCTGATATTCCATATATGTTTATCTGAGGAACAAATTATGTCCGGATTTTCCAACACGAAAGCCGATACCGCCTTTCTGAAAAAGCGCTTTAACCAGAACCTTGCCGCGGGCGAAAAACTTATCGGCTCTGAGTACTGGATGACCGTTAAAGGCTACCCGAACCTGTCGATCCTGATCCGTACCACGCAGCTGCCGGAAATGGCCCGTGAGGATGTGGAAGACGTGGCACCAGGTGGCATGAAGTATAACCAGCATGGCACCCTGAAAAACTCTGGTGAGTTCCAGATGACCTGCGTTGAAACCATCAAAGGTGAGGTGTTTGCAGCGGTGCGCCAGATGGTGCTCAACAAAGAATACGTTGATATCACCTTTGCTGCAGCAGCAGAGTCGAACGGCGGCGACAGCGCTGGCCTGACACGCAGCTACCTGCACTGCAAGGTGTACTCAGATGCCGTTGATTTTGGCTCTGAAGACACCACTGCTGCCGTGAAGCTGCCGCTGCGCGTTGTTTACAACTGGGCTGAATAATCATGACGCCGGTCGAACTGCTTGAAGCCGTGAAAGCGCGCTTCACGACGCTGCTGGTGGATGAAGAGGCGTTATTAACCAGCCTTCTCCGCCAGGCTCTCGGCGTCTATCAGGATCGGGCCGGTGTACCAGGCCGTAAACGCATTGAGAAACTGGGGGGCGCAAGCCTCCCTTTTCCGTCTGATTACCTGTCACTGGTAAACGTGAACGATTTCAATGGCGCGCTGGTGTATGCCGATCCCTACGATTCAACCATTGAGCTTGAGCTGACTGGCCGCGAGAAATGGCCGTTTACCCTGCTCTACTTCCGCAATATCCGTGACTGCGATTACGAAGAGACACAGCTACCGGCAGACATTACCGGGCTGCTCGAAGACTACCTGGAAGTGCTGATCGCCATTCCAAATGTTGAGCGTCTGCGCCGCCTGCACATCGCCGGTAAGTTCGACGCATCGTTTCTGCCGGATGAGGCAACGCTCCACCAGCGTAAAACCGATCTGGAAATGCAGATCTCCGCCAGCCGGGCAATTATCCCCGCAATGAGCACCTGGTAAGGGGGCGCTATGAGCTTTTTTAACGGTCTGGCCGGGAACATCAAAGGCTTTGCTGCCAGCACTGCAAAACAGGCTGGAAGCAACCTGATCTCTAACATCCTGTCCCGTGCCTCCGCCACCATGAGCGGCGGCGCCGGCGCATCGTATGCTGGTCTGCCGCCTGAGCTGGCCAACGCGAAAACCATCCTCGAATTGGCTATGCGCATCCGGTACGCGCAGGGCTGGCAGTGGAACATCGAGATAGACGGCTTCTCCCGCGTGGACATGTACGTGAAAGATATCACCTACAGCACGGGCAACGTTGAGACCGAAAGCAAACTGATCGGCGGTAACGAGTCCGTGAAGCCCACTCACATCACGGCGGGCTCTGTCTCGATGACCGTTCGTGATAACGAGGATGGCGAAATTCTGCAGAAGTTTAAGGAGCGCCGTGCGCGGATCCATAACGGAGACGGCACCTTTAATCTGCCGCCAGCCTACCTGCTCAACATCCGGATCTACCGTGTCTCACAGGACGGCCGCACCTCACTTGAAGAGGAAATGAAAGGCTTTATCACCACGATCGGCGAGATCTCTCGCGCCCGCGATGCCGTGGGCGAGTTTGCGACCATTCCGGTGACATTTGTGAAGTACACCAGCGCCGGAAGTCTCGCAAACGGACTGCTGAAAGGAGTAACAGGGGGAATTACAAACCAGGTTCAATCATCCGCATCAAACCTCATTAAATTCTGAAGGACAACACTGTGATCATCCCTCCACTGCCGCTGGCGTCGCGCCCTGCCACTGAAATCATCTTTCGACAGCCGGTGATCAAAGACGCCCTGAAATATTGCTCTCCCGACATGTTAGGTGACGAACGGCGCGTTACGGAATACCTGAATGCCCTGCAGGAAGGTCCGATGAATGACAGCCGCGACTGGACCGCACAGGAGCGACGCACAGCGCTGTGGTGGATCATGATTAACAGCCGCGCTGACAACCTGGAGGCGTTTCACTACAGCTGTGAGCACTGTCAGGAACTGCACACCTATGACTTTGATTTGAGTAAACTGGCGGAGACCGTTGAGCTGCTAACCATCGAGCCCGTTGAGCGCGTGAATGTCCCTGTAAACGGCGTACCAACTGATTGGACGCTCAAGCCTTTGACCGGGCGCGGGCAGGAAATGCTGGAGCGCATGCGTGCCGGTCTGCCGGATGCTGACGCGCCGGATTATGAAACCGCCATTATGCGCATGCGTATTGCAGAGTTCGCACTTTGCACCGAGCTGGATGACGATCCAGCTGATTTTGAAGAGGCCGCAAATCGCCGCTTCGACATTCTGGAAGGCATGGTTCCCGATCTCGAGTTCGCGCCGCTGGTGGCTCATATCCAGCTGATGCAGCGCAACCTGCGCCACGGCTTGCTGATGCAAATCACACAAGGTGAAGTCCGGCTTCTGCTCCCGCCCGTCGCTTGCGAAAAGGAGGATAAGCAGATGAATACCACTCAACTGTTTATCCCATTTCGCTCTGGATTTTTTGTTCCACGATTTTCACCTCAATGGATGGCTAACCATCATTGACAACCTGACGCTGACCGCACGCCAGCCAGTCGGTGACGTTGACGCACTGCCGTTATGGCGCGCCATTCAGATGAATAACACGCTCACAGAGCAAATGAGAAAGACTAACAGCAGGTCGGAATGATGAAGCAGCAGGATCAGGCCCGCATCATTGATGCAATTCAGAAAGCCAGCGAAGCAGAGTTAAAACAGTTAACCCTGATTCGCAATGCGCTCACAGGTACGAGACAGCCATCCTCCGCCGACAGAAATAATGCCGCGTCAGGGATGACTGTTACGCGATCGCTGACACGTCGTAGCGCCGGTCAAAATGATGTACAGCCGGAAAATAGTGAGAACACCAGAAAGCTACCCCACTCTGACAAAAAACCAAATAGGCATAAAAAGAGCCTTATTAAGGGCCAAAATAGGACGGGAAAATCCAATTCAGTTCGTTTAACTGAATGGGGTAATAATAAAAGCACTAAAAAGGCCTTTTATAAGGCACAAAAAGAATCTATTGGGGCCAATTTAGTTCCTGTAGGAGGCTACGGGCTTAAAAAGAACCCTGATAAAGTACTAAAACGGAATATTGAGGCCGAAAAGGTATCTTTAAACGGCACTAGAAAGGTGAGCGCTGGCGGGCGTGATTCAAATGGGCGCTTTACAGCACGGAGTGATTCTGCGGCTGCATCAGCAGCAACACAGGAAAAAAATGCGCGGCGCGCTGAGCAAAAACAGCAGCAGGGATTTTTCCGCTCCCTAAGTAGCATGCTGGAATCTGCCACCGAAACGAACAGCGATGGTATGTCTTCCGGCGCAGACATTGCTGGAACGGCTGCTGGTGGTCCGCTATGGATGATGGGTAAAGGCATGTACGACATTTCCGCCGAAGTCGGAAAGAACGTCGTGACGCTGAAAAACTTCATGCAGGGTAAAACCGAAGGCAACGCTGCGCTGAAAATTGAGCCACCGTTGACACACCCGCCAGTGGCAACCGAAGCCAGAACGCCACCAGCGATCGGCAAGCCAAAATCGGCTGATGGCTTTAAATCCACTCAACAGGCAAAAGCCATTCAGGTAACGCAGGAACAGACCAAAGTGATCGCCGCCAATGACGATCGCATTGTGGATGCCCTGGACGATGTGCGGGAGGAGGTTAAAAAGCTGTCGCATGTGTCGGGGAAAGGAGCTGGCGGGCTCATGGATTCGCTGATCCCCGGCAGGCGTAAACGCCGCGGCCGTAAACGCGGTGCGCTCTCAACTGCTGCTGATGTTGCTGACGTAGCTGGTGATCTGCTGCCGGACGGCAAAGGCAAGCCCGATACCTCTAAACCCAAACCCAAACCCAAACCGAAAAAGAAAGGCCTGCTGTCGAAAGCGCTGAGTGTTCTCAAAGGCGGCAAAAAAGCGGCAACGATTGGTGGCGTAGCTGCGACGACGGCTGCAGCCGGTACAACGATAGCCGCAGGCAGCATGGCGGGCAGTGAAACGGCTAAAGCAGGTGAAAAAGCCACACAAGCTGCAGCAGAGAAAACCGCTGCAAATGGCGGGATCAAAGTCGCTGAAAAAACCACGGAAGCCGCAGCGGAGAAGACCGCTGCAAAAGGCGGGATTAAAGTCGCTGAAAAAACCACGGAAGCCGCAGCGGAGAAGACCGCAGAAAAAGGCGGGCTGAAAGTGGCCGGTAAACTCGCCGGTAAAACTGCGCTTAAAGCGATCCCGCTGGTCGGAACCGTGCTCGGCGCAGGCATGGACGCATACGAAGGCTACAACGACACAGCGGGACAGCAGAAGGCCTTTGGCCTCAAAGAAGGCGCTACCGTCAGCGGCAGACAGAAGGGCGAGTACACCGCAGCAAACGTGCTGAACATGGGCGGGCTGGTATCCGGCGCGTCCGGGCTACTCGCGTCAGGAGCGTCAGCGCTGGGTATGGACGGGGTGGCTAAATCACTGACGTTTGATACCGGCGACATTGCAAAAGGGCTGGATTCCGGGCTGAGCAAAGTGGGCGACATGTTCAGCGCCTTCTCAACCAGCGCATCAGGCATCTATGACAAGCTGACCGGCACCAGTGCGGAGCAGACGAAGGCGATCACCGATGGCACCACGAAAACCGTTACGGCTATAAACCGCCTCGGTACACAGCTGCAGGGTGGCGAGTGGGGCGAGGACGGCGTAGGCACGCAGGGCAAAAACGCCGCTGATTATGCCGACGTGGCGCAAAACAGCATCGGCGCAGATCTCAATGTGGGCGGCGCAAATGCGAAGGTCCGATCCTTCCGCAACAACAACTTTGGCAACCTGAATTATGTGGGGCAGGAAGGCGCAAGCCTGGAGGCCAAAAACGGTAAAGGTGAAGCCCGATTCGCTAAGTTCAACACGCCAGAGGAAGGATTCAGGGCGCTGGCGAATCAGCTGACAAGTTATTCAGAAGGTACCTCTAAAGCAGCTGGTTACAAGAAGCTGAATACCGTGCAGGACATCATCAAGCTGTACGCGCCGGAGAGTGAAAACAACACATCACAGTACGTGGACTCACTATCGAAAAAGCTGGGCGTGCGTGGCGATCAGCAGCTGGACCTCAAAGATCCTAAAGTCATGACGCAGATGATGCGTGGCATTGCCACCATCGAAGGCGGCAATCCGCAGGTCACAAACGACTTCATGATGAACGCCATCGGCCACAATGAAAATGGCAAGTGGGTCGGCGGGAAATTCAGTGACGAATCCCTTAAGTCGGTGAATGAAGCGCGTGCGAAGCAGGGCCAGGCACCCGTTGCGGTGGACTCACTCTATTCTGCTGGCGACAAAGTGAAGCTGACGGCTGGCGCAGTGGCCGCCGCCGCACCCGCACCCGTACCCGTGCCAGCGCCTGCAGCATCGCAAGCAGTGGCCCCGGCAGCGCCCACGGCCTCGCAGGTTGCTGCTGCAAAAGAAGCCGGTAAGGATAAGCCGGCTAACGGCGCGGCGGACAAGATCAAACACGCTGGAGCAGGTGCATGGGGGCAGGTCAAAGCTCTGAATGAGTGGGCTGACGGGAAAGTGCAGGGCGCAACCGAATCCCTGGGCGTGGCTGGTATGTCCCGCAAACGTCCTACCAGCGGCCTGTCCCTGCCTGGTGGTGAGTCTCTTCCCGCGGGCCTCCAGCTGGCCGCGCTGGCGCCCGATCAGATTGCCAGCCGCTCACGTCCCGCTGCTATATCTCACGTCTCAACCGGCAGCGTGCGCGCCCGTCCAGGCTCTGCAACCTCTGATGCACCGATCACTGTGGCCAGCACCCTGACACCCGCCGCCGCACTGGAGTCCAGCGGCCTGTTTGATCGCATGCTGGGGGGTGCAAGAGATGGAGTGAACGCCGTCAGCGCTTCGATCATGCCCGCCATTAGTGACACATTCAGTCAGACACTGGGTGGCTTCAGCGGCAACGACATGATCAGCAGCGTGCTGGACCAGGCAGGCATTACCGATCCCGGCATGCTCCGCGCCATTGCACCACTTACAAGCAAGGCTGGCGGCTGGCTCGACAGTGGCACTGAGTCGCTGGCCAGCGCCGGTAAGTCATACCTGAGTGGCGCCAGTGCGGCGCAGACAAGGCCTGTACAGCAGCCTCTGCTGAATCACCCGGCTCAGATCCAGAATGTGACCGATCTCCCGCGCAGCGGCATGCGTCCGATGATGAGCGGTGACACCAACAGTCACGATCAGGACATGCTCAAAGAGCTGAAAGGCATGCGCACCCAGCTGGAGGCACTACTGGGCGTCACGAAGAAGAAAAGCGATACCGCACCGGACAAAGTGGTCAACACGGCGCAACCAGCTCCCCGCACGTCATCAACCCTGAGCATCAACGACCCGGCGCTCAACGAACTCCTGCAGGACTAACACATGCAAAACGAAATTGACTGCCTGATGCGCGTAGATCAGGGCGGGGTAGTGGTGAAAGCCGGGGAGTCAGACGCCTGGCTTGCCCGGCTTGAGGAATGGCTGAGGACGCCGCAGGGCAGCGTTTACGGCCTGCCCGGATGGGGTAACACCATGCAGGACTACAAACATGAGCCAGTCGGCTCTGAGACCGGCCATTTAACCGAAGTCGCTATTGAGGCCGCACTGATTAAAAAGCTGCGTATCGATCTGCCAGGGCTGGGTCTGCGAGCTATCCGCTGCGCGCCGCAGAACGTCGATACGTGGCAGATCACCTTTATCACATCTTACGGCCCGCTGGCCGTGTCCATGAACAAAAGTTAACCGGGGTAAATTGTGAGTATTCAGGAATTACTGGAAAAGTTTAACGGCCAGCTGCAGGCCAACAGCTGGTGGAGAAAATTTACCAACAGCCAGTTCATTCAGATGATGGCCGTGTTTGGGGCGCAGATTATCTACGCCGCGCAGACTACCGCTGAGCGCGGCCTGACGGAGGGGTTTATCTCAACAGCAACGAAGCGCTCAAGCATTCTGGCCGCAGCCGAAGATCGCAACTATCTCGGCCATTTAATCACGCCGTCATGGGGCAGTGTGAAGATCACCAACAAAACAGATGAAGTCATTCAGCTGCCAATTTATGCGGAGTTTCTGTCCAATGCGCAGCTGCCCTACGTCACAACTGACGTGGTGATCATCCCTGCTGGCGGCAGCGTCGTGGTGAACGACGTCCGCCAGATGGAACACGTCAACGTGTCATCCGCGATCGACGCCGAAGCGCCGTTTTACACGGTAATGCTGCCGCGTGACATCACGGAGGAAACCGTCTCTATGGATGTGTTTGTGACGGAAAACGAGAACAAATCGCTATGGGAAAATAACCCGCTGTTTCGTCTTTCCCGTGGATCCAGCCAACATTACGTGCTGGTTTACAAACCGTCTGAGCAGCTGGGCGTGCGCTTTGGTGACGGTGCGATCGGCAAGATGCCGAAGACCGGGAGTAAAGTCGATCTGGATGTGTGGTGTAGCCGTGGCGACACCACGCTGACGCAGGGCCAGAAGCTGACGCCAGCGGGCAACATTGCTGACATGAACAGCAAGATCGAGGTTGTGACCATGACGCCAATCACGGGCGGCAGCGGCTTCGAAAGCACGGAGGAAACGCGCAATCGGGCGCAGTACTACGTGGCGTATGACGAGCAGGTAGTCTGGGGTGGTGACTATAAGTACTTCCTGAATCGTGCAGTGCCGGGTATGTCCTGGATCAGTGCCTGGGGTGAGCAGGAGCAGGAGATTTCAACCGGCATTAAGTCGCTGAGCAACATCAACACGATCTTCTTTTGCGGGCATAAGCCGGGCTACACGCAGGCTGAGCTTGAGATCATGATCATGACGGCTATCAAGGCTATTCCTAATGAGATTAACAAGAAATTCCGCTACGTCCCGACACAGGAGGAACCATTTACGATCTCACTGACCGCGCTGGCGAAGAAGAACGTCATTCTGTCAGACGCTAAGAAAGCCGTTCAGGAGGCGCTGGAGGTTCGTTTCGGACGCAATGCCACAACGTTTGGTGACAGCGATCAGAATGGCGTTGCAGCCGGAAAACACTTCTCCCAAGTGCAGGTTAAAGACTTGTGGCGCGTGATTGAAGAGCTGAACCTGTTTATCTCCTATGAGCTGACGCCGCACGATATGAAAACGGCCCTGCAGCTGAATGATTTTATCTATCTCGATGTGGCTAACTCCACGTTTGATATTAACTACCTGTAAGGCACGGCCATGATCAGAAACTGGGTAAAAGACCGTCTTACGAAGGAAAAACAGGGCTCTGAATTGTGGTCAGGGTTTGCTAACGCGCTGCAGAATATTTTTGAGGACACGGTAGAGCCGATTCTGGAGCGTATTACTAACCGCAAAAGCTACTACACGATGGACAAGGACGACTTGACGCTGCGCATGAGCGAATATGGCCGTTTCTTCATCGTGGCGGAGACCACCGACACCAGCAGGCCCGTGCTGCTGGCGCAGCGCCTGGACGAAGTGCATTTTAAAGGAACCGATAAGCCTATCACTTCAACGTTCTGGCGCGAGTTCGATAACCTGCCAGTCAGCTGGCAGGAGCTGTATGCGCCGGTGGATCAGGAACTGGCACCCTATGGCACTTTCTTTACCACAAAAGAAGGTCTTGCGATTGCAGAAGAGAAGTATGGTGAGTTCTTCCTGACATCACGGGCGCAAATCTCGGTGGCGCTGAATGAGCTGTATGAGCGATATGGCTACATGGAGCAGGATTTAGCCGTACAGAAGCTGCTGACACAGTTTGACCGGATCATTGCGCCGCTGCTACCGCTTCACATCGTGTTTGACGGCTTATCGCTCTTTATCTCGTTTGAGCTGAGCGCCGACGCTGAGAGCATCAGGCTTATCAGCGCCGGTATCGACTATCAGGCAAAATTGTCATACGCGGATCTCCAGTCTGAGATCAAAAATCTGCACATGGCCACACAGCAGCAGTTTGATATTCCCGCAGTGCCACTATGGCAGGTAAGGCGCTGCGAACGCTACGACATGTTTGCCGCTGATGCCTGGACGAATGACTACCGCGCCAGGCCGGACGCAGCGCCAGCACCCATTGATATCGCCAGCGCTGCCAGTGACAGCCGCGCCCGGTTATTCACCGACGGTGGCGTGCAGTACATTGCCATTCAGAAGGGCGATAGCCAGGGCGTTACAGCAACCGATACGGACGGCAGTAGCGTGACAATGGCATTTCCCTTTGACGGGACGCCGGAGTTTATCTTGCCACTGCCCGACGACGGCAATGGCACCAGCACGATCGCCACGCTTTTTTATGAGCAATTTGTCGCGTAGTTGACCATCGGATTTTACAAACTCCATACCCTCTGGCCTCTTAACTCTGAGAGGCTTTTTTATGGCTGATACTATTTCTGTCAGCAGCAAGCTGTTTAAAGCGAAGCTGCTGGATTACTACTACATCCGTCGCGCCGAATCCTCCATCGGCAAGGGATCCCGATTCCAGATGGTGAAAGCCTACTGGGGCAAGTCCACGTTGGTCAGCAGTAACGCCGCTGGCGGCTGGAACATCGCGGATATTCCCTCCACATTCAGCAATGACAACCTGACTGGTAAATTCACAGAAACGCCTCTGGTCCTCACCAGCACCGGCGCGGATATCTCGATCACCATTCAGCTGGATGAAGCCATTCTTCCGGAGGGCAAAGCCTATGACCTCAACACGCTGACGCTGGTGGATGCCGACGGCAAAGCGTTTGCCGTACTGTGCCTGCAGCAGGACACCGTATTCCGTGGTAAGGCCTACCGTCTTATCGTCACCATCGAACAGAAAACGGCGTAACGCACATGAGCAGTAATGAAATTACCGATATCGGCGTTATGGCGGGCAAGGCTTATGGAACCGCGCCATTGTCGGCCGATATGCAGTACCTTGAGACCTACACCAGCTCAGCTTTAAACCGAAAACTGAAGGGTATAGTGCGATCCGGCTTTTACCTGGGCTTTTCGCCGGTCGCCGGTTCCGGGCTAAACGTTATCGTTACCTCAAAAGGGGCGGAAGGCGGGCAGGGTGCGGCTTCGGTCGATGTGAACGCACATCAGATCACCGTTCAGCATCTGGCCGATCTGACGCTGCCAGTCATGGCGGGCAAAACTACCCGTATTGTGCTTGAGGCAAACTACAAACTGGGCGTCAAGACTGACCAGGTTGATATCACCTCCACGGTTGAGGCCGCTCGCGTCTTTGCGCAGGATATTTCTGTTGCGCTGAAGCCGAACCAGCTGGAGCTCTGCCGCGTACTGGTGCCAACCGGCACTACGCAGGTTACGCAGGCGATGATCGTCACAAACTACCGTATAAACCGGCAGGTCGGTATAACGCTGGATTCGATCTACACGAGCGATGATGAGCTGATTGCGGCCAACCTTAAAGGGCTGAAAATACTCAAAGGCATGATCGATAACAACATGGTCATTGCCAATAACGGCTCGGATATTCACGACAAAGCGATGTTCCGTAAAAACATCGAGCTGGATCAGCTGGTCAATGAGAAGCAGCTTGTCGCCAGCGAGAATCTGGCTGATCTACCGGACGTGTCAGAGGCCCGTAATCACCTCGGCCTCGGTACCGCCGCACAGGCAGACCAGCAGACCAATCCGCTGGACATGACGCCGGGTGCGCTGATGGCCGTTGGCGCGTTTGGCTTGGGTGCGCCGTCGTTGGTACTGAACAGTAAAATCACTTTGCTGGCTGACGTCTCCGTGACTGAGCAAAATGCTTTCTGGACACTGAGCGGCACCTTTAGCGATGGCCCGGTTGATCTCGGTAAAACCACGCAGACGCTGAGCGGCCAGCTATTTAATATGCGCCGGAAATATGACGCCGACGCCTCGCTCCTGCAGCTGCTGGTGGCCCAGGGTGGCATGATGTACTGGCGCTCGGCGGGCAAAGTTTCAGGCTCCTGGGCGTGGTCCGGGCTATCAACTGGCGCGGACACAAACGGCTGGCGTAAGGTGATGGACAGCGCCAGCATGACACTGGCGGACCTGGTTAAGGCAGGCGGAGCAAAGGCGGGCGATAATAACGATATTACCAGCACCAGTAAGCTGACCAATATCAACACTGATAAGTTAACGCTGTCAAAGGATCTGACGGTCGGCTCTGAGGTTCGGGCCGGATACCGATTTGGGGTAATCCGCTCAACACCATACCCTGCGTACATGACGTTTGTCCGGACCGATCAGGTTGATGGTGTTGCGCCTGCCAGTGAAACCAGCATTTTTAATATCTATGGTCGCTTGGCTTCAGCTACGGATGACGAGTGGAACGGCAGGGCGCTGGGTGGCTTGACCGTCAGTAACATGAGTCATGGCGGCGGTAAAACTATCCTTGATGCGCGCGCAGTCAGCGGCAATGTCACTGCACGGCTCTGGCTGGACAGCGGGAATGGCTCTGCAACGCTGCAGGGGGCTGGCGGGCTGGCTATCACTGGTGGTGGAGGCTTGTCGTCGGACGGTGCCGGACTCTTTGAAGCTGACGCAATTACGCTGCAGCTGAAGCCCAAAACCAAAGATAAAGCCTACTATCTGCGTGGCAAAAAGTCAGATGACACGCTGCACTGGTATTTCGGCCAGTCCAGGGATAGTAACGATGCCGTTTCCTGGGGTAACTCAATCACGAGTACATGGCTCACCCTGTCAGGCGACGGTACCGGCGAAACCAACGTTTCGACAATGAACTTCCTGAACAACGCGGTTGTCGGCGGCAACCTTACGGTAAACAGGGGGGCTGACTTTACCGGGCCGGTAAACGTGCTGGCAAAGGGGGCAACAGCTGTAGGCGATCTGACCAATGCCGCGCTGGTGGTGACGGGCAGCAGCAGTGACGGCACCCAGGGAATCACAGTTAACAGCTTTGCGCCTACAATCACTTTTATCGATCGCGACGCAGACGCAGCGGGCTTCCGCCTGAGAGGCGAGGGCAGTAGCCTGCGTCTCGATGTTGATAACCGGGATAACGGTGTAACGTGGAACCAGAATATCGCGCTCTTCAGCGACAAAGGCCACCTTGCACTTGGCGGCGGCAGTGACAGCATAGGTCGTATGCTGACAATCGGGAACGCCGCACCCGGCAAAGGGAATATGTCGGGCTCAATGCAGATTGCAGCAATGGCTTATGCAAACATTGGCGCAGACGCAAAAACACTTGGTGTCGGTTTCGGGGCGGAACTTACAGTAGGTGATGGTAACACCGGGCAGACTGTGGCTGACCTGGTAGAGTTCTGGGGCAACAGCAACATTGTAAACACCAACGCTGCTGTCACGCTTTTGACATCCTTCCGCTCTTATGACAAAGCGAGTGCCAGTATTGCAACGGCCTATGCTTTTGAAGGACGTCAGACAGCACGCAGTGGATTAAGCCGCTGGAATCTGTACATGCAGGGAACTGCACCGAACTTTTTGCGCGGACAGACGATCATTGGCGGAACGGATACAACCCTTCCGGCCAGCTATATTGCGTTGTCGGTAAAAGGCGGACTGGAGGTAAGCGATGTATTAAAAGCAAATAATTCGGCGGAGTTTAGAGGCCAGGTAAGCCTTATTTCGACCACACCTTACATCGACTTTAATTCCTCAACAACGCAGCTGAATGATTATGACGCACGTATTCTGGTTGATTCGACAACGGCAAAGGTGAGTGGACAAGCAGCTTTGAATATTATTGCTGCTAATGTTAATCTCATCGGTTCATCGCGGTTAAAGGGCCAGTTAGTTGTCGATAAAGATGCACATTTTGACGATGCGGTTTATGTCAGAGGTACTTTATTCACAACATCTCATATCAGTATTGGAAACTTAGGTACAGGTGTATTTAATACTGGTAGTGGTTCTATTAATATCGGAGACTCAGATACAGGGTTTGTTTGTCCAGGTGATGGCATTCTCGATTTTTACGCAAATAACGTTCTAACACATCGTTCCACGCCTAATAAACTTTATGTCTATGGTAAAATAGTTACTGAAGATGCTGATGGATTGCGCATACGTCCTGGTGGTGGAAACGCAGGTATGATCCATCGGTTCGATGGTTCGAATTACTATATGCTTTTCACAAACCAAAATGATCCAGATGGCACATGGAATGGGCTAAGGCCTATAACTGTAACCGCTTCGAATGGCTATGTTACAATGGGTCATCAGCTTAATGTTAATGGCAGCGTTATCGCTGGAGATCGTCTTTATTCTGGTGGTGGTGGATCATTTGTTCAAAGCGACGGTAATATTTATGGTGGATGCTGGGGCGGTTATTTAAGCAACTGGGTTAGCAATAATTTCTTTTCACGGGGCTCCGGTGATGTCGTTCAGGATGTGCGTATGGCTGGAGAAGGAAGTGGTGTTATGCGCACAGCAATTAGGGTTCCTGCTGGTTGCGTTATGACAGGATGGTGGACCGAAGGATCTACTCCAGAAGGCGATACGATTTTTTATCGTGCTATTCAAAAATGTGTAAACGGTGGCTGGTACACCATAGGACAACTGTAAAATGTTAATTCTCAAAAAACTAACACCGTATATTCCTGAGCATCGTGATTTGATCATGCCGGGCGCATTTTTCCTTCAAACAGAAGACGGCCTTGATTGGTATTATCATTTAACCCGGTTCGATACGGACACAATTAAAGTTGCTTTTGACGAATCTGGTGTGGTTCGCTTTATTGAATCTGACGCTTCCAGAATCTGGCCAGAAAATTTAAGTGTTGTCGAGCTAAGTGCTGAGTGCGTTCCCTCCGAAGCCAACATTTCTGGGGGCTGGTCTTTCCTTAATGGCAAGGTAATTCCTCGTGTTTACAGCGCGATTGAGCTGACAGTCAAAGCTGAGGCTGAGCGCGAGGAGTTGATCGCTATAGCACGTCAGACTATGAATGAATGGCAAAACGATCTATTACTGGATGAAATTAGTGATGAAGATCGAGCCTCTCTGAAGAAGTGGAATACCTATGTAAAAGCGCTCAAGGCAATGGACCTATCCACTACTGAAAATCTCTCTTGGCCAGCCGTGCCTTCGACCGTTTAAGGCCTCTATAAAAGCGAATAAATTGTATCCTCCCAAAATAAACAGCGCCTTCGAGCGCTGTTTTTCTTTACCTCTCTAAATTACAGACTCCGTACCCTCTCGCCACCTGATTACCAGGTGCTAAGGGGGGTATGTGACCGATGTAGAAAAAATGCTCGCGGTTTCGCTTCTCCTGTCTTTGCTGAGTGGCACAGGCGTTTTCCTGCTGGGAGTGCGCGAATACCGGATCCGACCGACAGTATTCAACTTTACCACCGAGCTTGTGCTGGCGCTGATTACGGGCCTCACGGCCTATTTCTTTGCCCGCCAGCAGGGACTGGACGAAATCGTGATTTACCTTGCCGTGTTAGTTGCAAGCAACAACTGGCGAGAACTCTCAACCGTGTTTAAAGAAAGACTCATTGCGGCAATAAACGGCGTATTTGGGTCAAAAGGAGGCTCCGGCCCATGATTGATTACCAGAACCTGTTTATCACAGCGATGGCGGCGGCGATGGTTGTCGATCGCTGCGCTTTAGCCCGTAAAAAAGTGTCTTTGCTGGGATGTGGTGTGGCCACCGTGCGCGGCAATGCGCTGGCATTCCCGGTCCGCCTCAACATTGCCTGCGTGGGTAAACTTGCAGGGGCCAAAATTGAGTACTGGCTACGCGATAGTAACGATCCGACAGTGGTCATTTCCGGCAAGCAGCGCACGCTGGACCTCTCACCAAAAGGCGTAAGCGAAGAATTTTTGCTGATCGATACGCGCTATCTGGAACCGGGCGAGTGGTCACTGACAGTGCGTGTCACCCACGGTAACAGCCGCCTGAATCCGCTTTATCGCATTTTCCCGCTGCAGGATACCGTCACCAGAACCTACCAGCTGAGCCAGTCAGAGCAGGGAGAATACCGTGTTGAATCCTAAGACCTACGTCCTTCTGAGCTTTGACGAGCTCAACGAGAAGGGGCTGGCAAAGCTGAAAAAGGCGATCGCCACCAGCGGCTTTGAAGTAGCCAAAATCACCGCCGCCGGCGCAGCCCGGAAAAAGGATGGCGTTCTCACTAAAACCTTCAGCCTCACCGGCATGGACGAGCAGATTATGACCGTGCAGGTCAACGACAGCGGCGACATTTCCGGCCTGAAACTGAACGGTAAAAACGTGCCGTTTACCCACGTCACCACGATCCCCGACCTGGGACGCCAGCTGGCCGCGTTATTTAAAAAAGGCTCGACGGCATTCCAGAAGGCGCTGGCGCGCAAGATGGCACGCGCCGCCGCCAGCAAAGACGCCTCTCCGCAGCCAAAACGCGGTGTGAAATCGTCAGTGCAGATGCTGGCCGAAGTGCGCCAGCAGCGCGACGCCTACAAAGCGGGTATCGAGGAAACTCAGAAGAAGGCTGACCAGCTGACGCGGGATGCCGACACGGCACAAAAAAATGCGGACAGCTTACAGACCGAGCTTAATCAGGAGCAGGCGATCACCCGCCAGCTGAAAGAGCAGATCGCCCAACTGGAAGAGGCAGCATGATGAATGAGATTTTAAGCAACCGTATGGTGCTGGACCTCCAGAGCCGCACACCGGGCGCAGTCCTGGCGCAGGCGGTTTACGATGGCCTGATGACTGGCAGCAGCGCGGATATGATGCTGGAAAGCGCCACGATCGACGACATCGATCACACCTATCTGGGAAATGAAAGCTTGGTGCAGGGTGCGATGTTTGAAGCGATCAGCACCGAGCGCATGCGTCTGGCACAGACCATGCGCGCCTTTGTGAAGGCCTTAAACCGTGGCCTGAACGGGACCAACATCAGCGCCGGCACTAACGATGCTGGCGCGGATACGACCGGGCAGAAAACCGTGGGCGGCGCGGTGATTGGTAAAGTGCGCCGTGTGGCCAGCATACCGGTTATGAGTGCGCTGATCCCATTATCAGACGGGCAAAGCGTGTCGCTGGTGTTCCACTCTCCGACCGCTGACAACGGCAAAATCCGCAATCAGGATACGCTGGTGGCGTTTCAGTTCCTGATCAACAAGCGCGATGTGACGCACATTGTGGCTCCGATCGGCGGACGGGATGTATCGCTGCAGCAGGTCACGCAGGCGCTTTCTAACCTGATCGAGAAGAACAGCGGCAAGTTCACAAAGCAGAAGGACGCACAAACGAAGCTGCGCGCCGAAGTGGAAACCACGCAAGCCGAAACGGACAAGCTGGCTGAGCAGCAGTCTGCGCTGCTGGAGGTGGTGGATGCACAAACTGCGCGCGTGCTGATGCAGCAGGATAATGAGCAGATGCTGCGCGGCAAAGTCGCGGCACAGCGCCAGATTAATGCCGACCTTACCGGACAGCTGGCGGCGTTGCAGCAGGCGAAAGCCAGTGAGCCTGAGAGCACGGACACTTTCAGCGATCGCACTATCCAGGTTAAAGCGCGCCTGAACATGGACGGACAGGCGACGCTGAGCAACGGCGCGACGGTCCGCTATCACAGCTATGACCAGGACGGAGAGCTTAAAGGCAAGGTGATCATCACCGAATCGGACGGGACCACGTTTGAAATGCCGTCCAAATCCAGCCAGGGCGCAGAGATGGGTAAAGCGGCTACCAAACTGCTCAAAGCCTACCGCACCGGCGCGGCGGAGCCATATCGCGTTGCGGCAGGTGCGGCAGCGCCGGTAGAGCCAGAGCCAACGCCTGGGCAACGTAAGCTGTCAGCGCGTGCCACTGAAATGACCAAAGGCGAAGGCGCTGAGCGTGATGGGCGCCTGCTTATGTCTGTTGAAGGGCCAGAGGACTTCATGCGTTATGCAGAGAAGGAGCTGGATAAAGATTTTACCAACTCTCAGACCGAAGAAGCAGGCGAGAAAGAGGGTGATATTGCGCTGTTCTATGGAGTGGATCGTGGGGATAAATCGCTCTTTATGGCAGCCTGGAAGCAGCTCAAATCCGACTGGATGAATGGCACTGAGGTACCTGTAAAAGAGCCCGCACCACAGCCACAACCTGAATCACAGCCACAGCCACAACCGGAGCCTGTCACACCAGCAGCCGTCTGGCGCTATGCGCTGGTGAATCGGCCAGTGGGTATCGGCGCGGTACCGCCTGAGTATGCCTCCGTTACCGACCAGCCTGCAGCGGGCCAGCCGTATAGCGGCGTTGCCCGCAACGGCATCATTTCCTACGACCGTCCGCTGACCGACAAAGAGATTGCCGACTTTGAGCTGAAGCTGATCCCGACACATGCGGATCTCGATGCGCTGGCCGTCACCGTGGCCGACAAGATGGGTGATTACGCCGCGCAGTATCTGGAAATGTCCGCAGAAGACCCGGACACCTATGCAAAACAGGTGCGCATGGTTGCCCGAAAAAACTTGACTGGCGTGGCCTATCCCGAAGGCGAAGACCTGATCTACTTCAACCAGGCCATTAATGCCAGACTGCAGACCCTGGCCGCAGGTGAGCCAAAGCAGGAAGAGACAGACGTGACTGACGACCGTGAAAGCACTGACCCATTCTGGATGGCGGCGAAACGCCTGGGCGATCTCGTAGGCTGGGCGTCTGACCTGGTAAATGCCTGGGCCGAAGCGCTGGGTTATGGCAGTGAGCAGGTCAAGCAGGCAGCGGACTACGTGGAAGCTAATCAGAGTCCTGAGTATTTGAAGGCAGTGGAGACCGCGATGATTACCGGCAAGCGTATTCCGCTGGTGGAGGAACTGAGCACAGGTGAGCCACAGCCGGAACCGCAGCCAGCACCAGAACCAGTGCCGGAAGCTGACACCGAAGCACAGAAGGCGATTGATTACCTCCAGGGGCTGACCGCGCTCGATACCGACGATATGGACGTGATCCGCGCTGGACGCAGCCAGGTCCGGGAAGCCATCGCAGCACTGACGGCCGCGGGCGTGTTCGATGAAAACGAGTCCCTGGTCAATGACGCCGTGCAGCACCTGAGCGATCTGCTGGTGGCCGTGCAGCGTAATGGGGTGGCCGCATGAGCCTGACCGTACTGCAAAAGCTGGACTTAGCCGACCAGCTGGACGAGCTGATCATCAAAGCGCCGACCGTGAAGGGGCTGGACCTACTGGATCTCAATGACCAGATGGAGACGATCATGCTCCAGCTGGGTTATGGCGCTGCGCCAGCACCCGCCACCAGCGAACCGGCACCCGCGCCGGTCACTGAGCCACAGCCGGATTCCCTGAAGGAAGATCAGCCCGTTCCCGAAGTGGTTACTGACTTTCTGGCCGGTAAGTTCACCAGCCAGGCGCAGCTGGATTTTGTCGAGACGCTGCGCCGCGTCGGTGACTACATCGGTGTCTATCTGGAGCTCGACGACGCCAGACAACAGACCGCCAGCTGGATAGCCGCCAGCGGCCTCGCTGCTTAATCATCACCCCGTTTCGGCGGGGTTTTTTATTCCCGGAATCAAAATGCTGAACGAGAAATTACGAAATCTGCTGAGCGATGCTGGCAGCATATTTGCCCTGATTGGGCTGGTGGGCTCACTGCGTAAAGCGCAGACTACAACGGGGCGATCGTCATACGTCGTGACCGGTAAAGGGCAGGAAGTAAAGACGGCGTTTAAAGTGGTGGATGCGCGCCACCTGATTATCTCTAACAACCTCGACGGCACCATAAACCCGCTTTTCCCGGCTGAGCTGCAGCCACGCGACCGCACGCGCCTGACCAGCAAAGTGCAGGTCTCCAAAATCGCGGGCAACCTCCGACCGGCGAAGCTGACTGATTCAGGCATGAGCAGCCACGGCGCGCCAATCGTAGGCGCTGATAACGTGGTTGAGTCGGGCAATGGCCGATCGATGGGGATCACCCGCGCCTATGAGCAGGGACAGGCCGACGAGTACCGGCAGTATCTGATCGACCACGCAAAAGACTACGGCCTTAAAGCGGCAGACATTGCGCAGATGGATATGCCGGTACTGGTGCGTGAGCGCATTACTGACGTCGATCGGGCGCAGTTTGCGAAAGACTCCAATCTCTCCGATTTGCAGGAAATGGCGGCGAGTGAGAAGGCCTTTGTTGATGCCGAAATGCTCGATGAGCGTCTGATGGCCATATTCAATCCGTCCGACGACGGCAACCTTCTGGCGCGCTCAAATGACGGCTTTATCCGGGCATTCATGAAAGAGATTGGCGACACGGCGACGGCAGGCCTGCTGACCGAAGACGGGCGCCCGACGAAGCAGCTTATTGACCGTATGCAGAATGCGATCTTTGCCCGCGCCTACAAGGATGAACGCCTGGTTAAGCTGGTTTCTGAAGAGCCGGATCCTGAAATGCGCAACATCCTGACGGCACTCAATACGGCGGCCAGCGAGTTTGCGCAGATGCAGATACTGTCCGGAGATGTCCACCGGCAGGCCGTCACCGGGCTGGTGGACGGGGTGCAGTCGGTGGATGGTCTTGATCAGCAGGCAATCGCCGCGCTGCAGGATGCTATCAAGCTGGTGCGCCAGGCAAAAGACAGCGGGCAGGCCATACAGGAAGTGCTGGCGCAGCAGGGGCTGTTTGAGGAATCCAGTAAAGAGGCCGAAGCGCTGGCGCTGTTTATCGTGGCAAACAATCGCAGTGCGAAACGCATAGGAGCCGCGTTTAAAAAGATGGCGCAGAAGATTAACGACGAGCTGTTACACCAGCAGCAGGCGCTGGGGGATATGTTCGGCGGCGGTGAGCTGACGCTGACCGACGTCCTCACGGCAGTATCCGGGGAGATCGAAGAGGAATTTGGTGAAGGCAAGGGCATGAACTTTGCCATTTTTGAGTCTGTTAGCGCGCAGGCAACGAACTAATTTTACTGGTTCTTAATATGCGTCAGCTCAGACTTGAGCTGACGGTTTTAACTGGCTGCACATCATTAAATCTGACCGTCTGCTTTGAACGAGGAACTGACATCTGCACTTCATAACTCCCAAAAAAGTGTCTATAGAAACGGTATTTAATCGAGTTTAAACAAATAAAATATTCCAGACTCACATCAACCATTGCGAGTAATTTTCTATCTACGACGCAAGAATAGCTAGATTAAACGTGGGTGACTGTAGTTATTGTATAACTAATTGGTTTTCATGATTTCGTCCCTAATCTCTTCAACTTTTTTGCTAAAAGTGACTGTGTCGAAGTTTTGTGGATCATCATGGCCGTCATAATAATAATGATCGATTACGCCGTGAAAGGCGGGAATCAACCATATCGCTCGCCTCACACTTGCAGCCGTATAGATTAGTGCCAGCCTTTCATATTGTATATCTGTAAATCCTGGAGTAGGTCCTTCATAGCCATTACCAGGTTTAAATTCTTTGTTTTTTTTGCTGTCCCTACGTGGTTGTATATTTTCAACTCCCACAAAAAGGCCTGATTTAACCTTGGGGTTTGTACAGACCTCAAATTTTGTAGTTTCCATTCCTTGAGAGAAATCTCGCACCTTCTTTGACGCCCCAACACGGTTGATATATACATGTGCGTTTTTACTATTATTATCGAAAGTTTTATTAAATAACCAAGAGTCGCTGTTCATATCAGGAGGAAAACTATTGTTAGGTGGGCAGTAACTGTTTGCAGTCGAGCATTTAGGGTAGCTAGTGTCGTGGATGATGAAGTAATTTGCTCCAATGGTAGTATTTAAAGACCCACCTAAGTCGTTCTCATTTATGTTCCTTCTGGAGATGAACTTCATCAAGCTTATAGGGTCTGGTGCTTTTTTTCCAACTAAATTTTTTAGAAATGGAGTTATCGTTGATTCTTTGAGACTGCCATTTCCTTGAGGAATAAATCTCAGCAGGCATTCGGCTTGTTCTGCACTATTTCCTTTGAAGGATTGTGTTTGCGAATCAAATTTACAGTAACCTTCTGAAGCTTTTAGTTGTGTAACGCCCTCATTCAAACGACATTTTAATTCTAAATTTTTTTGTCCATTTGCAATTGCAGTGAATGAAACGATTGCAAGGATAAAGTTGTATTTTGTAAATTTATAGAAAATAGCATTCATTATGGACTCCTGTATGCGTGCTGCACGTTACTCGCGACAACTTCATAACCAGTTTCGGAACATGGGTGAGATAGGTAACTGGTTGTGGTTTTTTAAAGCATTATGTAACTACATGATATTATTTGAAATTATCAATGCCCTGTGAATTAACTCGCACGCGACGTTATATAAATTATTTGACGATTTATATATCTGCGAAATTATGTCGCTGATAATTTTAAGTTCACGTATTTATATTAATTATAGGAATTCATATAGAAAGTAAGTTTAGGGTCTATAACTGAATCCAATGTTTCAGAAGTTGTGTCATCAGGGAGGTCATAAACAGCAGTGCCTATATCTTTTAATATATTACGAAGATCGGCGTCACTAGGATTATTTGTTTTGATTTCGGGTTTGAAAAAACTTTCATCGAAAGTGGTGTCAGTTACTATCATATTTGACGCATCAATCCAAGCACCAATTCTGACGGCAACATAAAATACCCTAGCTTGAAATTTAGGGTAATTCCCTGCGAGACAGGCGTAGTAAAACATTATATCGGCTTTTTTTCGGTCCTCTTTGGTTTTTGCTTGGTCGCAGGCTACATCGTGAATAACCGATGCATTTCTATAGTTACCTATGTAGGGAGAGCCAACTACGTCCCAAAGTGCCTGAGGAATGCTGGCACCATTAATTATACTACCTTTTGGCGCAACCCAATCTTTTTCGTCAGGATCTCTATATGAATAACCATCCACTAACTGCATATTTCTATTTGGAGTTTGATCTGTCAACCAATGAGTTATTATTTCTCCGCTGAAAAAACCGTTTTTATTCATTTTTTTCACCTTGTGATTTTACAGGGCAAAATCCTGAATGAATTTTTGCTAAAAGTTCTCTTATAGCTATCAGTGCGAGAACGGTTTTAACTACAACAGGTAGGTGTACTTTATCTAAACATTCTATGGCTTTATTCAAAACCTTAACTATATCATCGTAGTTTTCACAAAACTTCTCAGGCGCATCTATTTTATTTGCCTCTATACTCAAGTCATTTATGGCATCAGAAGCTTCATAGATTACGACAGAGTCAGTATCATTTATTTTTGGTTTTTTGTCATTAGACATAGATGCACCTCAAATATTTTAGATTATTCCCGTATGGGATTGGTATGTTTTATGTGAGCTAACATACTACGATTCAAGGAGTTATTTTTTTAACGCTCAGCAACATACGTGCAGTATTTAATTCTGTAACAATCACAAACTATGCGTGATTATGAGGAATATTAATGGAGCTTGATTAGTTTTAGCACGGCACAATTGCGTTGTGGATATATTTCATAAAAAAAGATCTCCTGCTAAATAACGTGTGAATTCATGATTCAACCTTTGATTAATAAAAACTTGGTAGCCTAAAATATCGTTAGCATTCTAATTGAATAGAAAACTATGGTTGAAGCATTAACGCCTCTTTAACAGCTTTCTATCCGCACATTTCATGTGGCCAACTACGTCTGCTTTTGGCACAGAGCGGACTCCAGGTGCTTAATGGCCGCTATGAGCTAACACACAATGGCCGCACCATGCAGCCTTTCTTCCCACCGCAAATTACAAACTCCATACAGTCCGTCTCACCATCAACAAGAGAGCGGAACCAACATGGATCAATCTCCAAACCGTAAAGCCTTTGGCGACATGCTGGCCTTTTCCGAAGGCACCAGTACTCACCAGTTAACCCGTATGCGTGGCTATGACGTTATCGTGACCGGGCTGGGCGAAAAGCAGGGCGAAATCTTCACCGATTTCAGCGATCACCCGTTTGCACATCGTCAGGCAAAACAGATTAATCACAGCGGCCTGGCATCAACCGCAGCGGGCCGCTATCAGCAGCTTTATCGCTACTGGCCTGCCTACAAAAAGCAGCTGAGCCTGCCTGATTTTAGTCCCGCCTCACAGGAGCGATTACTCGATCAGCTGCTGAAAGAGCAGGGTGCTTATGCCGACGTTCTGGCTGGGCGGATCCGCACGGCGATCGGCAAAACTAACGATATCTGGGCCTCGCTCACTGGTTCGCCGTATGGTCAGAAAACGCACAATATTGAAGTGCTACTGACGGCCTATGTGAACGCTGGTGGCACTGTTACCGACTAACAACCGCGAAAGCCTTCCGGTATGACTGAGTAATCCACACCCGCCGAAAAGCTGCCGCTCAATGGGTCAGAGTAGCGGCGGCCTTTCGGCTTCCTGCCACCAGCAGGCTTTGCCCTGAAGGTAGACTTCAGCGCCTGGTAGGCTTCATGCAGTACACCGCCTTTTCGCTGAAACTCTTCAGCGCTTCGTTCGTTCTGCGCTGCTGACAATGCAGCCGCCAGCTGCTTTTGCGTGTTCTGGTAGAGCCCGAATTTTTTCACCGCGGCCGGTTGTGGTTCTGATGATTTTTCAACCACAGAATTTAATGGCTCCCCATTTTGTATTTCTCTTTTACTGGAGGGATCTCTTAATTCTTGTTGGTCAGATTGACCAGGGGGAGCCTGTTCATTCTGACTAGGGGTGCTGTGGATAAAATCGTTTTTAAAGAATGCTTTAGCGATAACTCTCCGGACTATGGTCTGGCGTCCGGACGGCTTCAGATTTGCCTCTTTCAGGGCTTCCAGGCTGGCCCGGACAAAGGACAGCGCTTTACTGGTAAACGTGTATTTACTGGGCTTGCTGACGCTGTGATTTTTCTCGTCACGCTGCTCTTCATAGTTGAGGATCCCCAGCTTGACTGCAGCACGATAAGCACGCTGAACTGTAGAGATACTGCAACCGGCTTCTTCGGCCAGATTCCTGAGCGATTTGATGATGATGAAATCGGACGTGGAACCGGCCAGATTGCAGGCGAATTTTAAGACACGGGTAACTGACTTCGGGAGGGGGGAAAGTTCGATAATATGGGTGAGATCAAAGCCTGTAATTCGGACAGATCTGTGCTCGATATTTGAGCAAAATGCGGGAAAAGTGTTGCCGGGATCGGCGCTTTTAGCTACTATAGACACGCTTTTGAGTCCTTGATATTTGGGACATGGGCATGCCTTAATTCCTTGCTACTGGGAATTAAGAGATGATGTCCTCCACGAGACAGCAGGTGCAATGCCTGAGTCAGTGGTTTAAAAGCAACTTCCTGCTACAGAAGCTGTACGGCACAACGCCGGTGTGGTCCGCAAAACCACACAATGTTGTTTAAAAATCGTCTGCGCTAACAGGCGATTTTTTTTCGTCTTCACATTCAGCCGCTAAACTGAATTTGAGGCCGGATGATAAACGCGATCCGACAAAGGATCAACACTCAGTTTTTTCCTAATTTTTAGTTATGACTAAAACGTGCCCCCAGTTTCAGGGCACGATTTCTTTTTCCCTTCTTATCGTGTGTTAATCCACAGCAGCGGTGCTGAGTCCACGGCTGGCGGGCGCGTCTCTGGTAATGCGTGCTGGTGGGCGGTTCCGATCGGTAGCGTGGCAGTCGCATTTGTGCCGATTGATTCCAGCATTGCCGCGACAATCTGCGCATCTTCTGGCGTGTCCATCCGGCATAATGCCGCCTGCTGGGCTTTACTTAAAAACAGCGGCATGTTAGCCAGCGCATCCTTCATAATCCGGCGGCGCGCCTTTGCAACAGTACCTGCACTCTCGATCATCAGCTGCGCGTTGCGCAGACGTTCCTCCAGCTCCAAACGCTTTCCATGCTCGATGTGAAGCGCAGATTCCATCAGCGAAGAATCCACAGACTCCAGCATTGCCGCCTGGCCGCGCAGGGTTTCAAAATGCTGAATAATGTCGGCCGCCTGGTTCTCCGAATACCCCTTTTCAATCAGGCCTGCGTGCATAGCGTCAGCGCGTTCGCTGGCCGACTCCAGCAGCAGAGCAGGGTGATCCTGACTGATGTAGTTTGGATTGGTCACATAATCGAAGCCGTGGAAGCTGGTCACTTTGGAAATGGCGTTATCATCACCGCCAGTCGCCCACGACCAGCCACCAGCGCGAGAACGGTTCATGCCGTCAACGATGTTGCCAGGCTCAGTGTCCAGAATCTCCTGAACGTGAGTCACAATGCCGTTATCGTCCACGCTTACATCCAGCGTACGGTTAGACGGTACGTTTTCCAGCGTCACCGGCTTCCCGTCAACCATGACAACCGCAAATTCCGGCAGATTGAGCCGCCCGGTCTTAGCGTAATAGGCGGCGCGGCGTCCGTGGCCGTAATATCCGAACATTTCCCCCAGCTGGATTCTCTCCAGAGTTTCGGGGCTGGCGAACGTTTCGCGGACAGAGCGCAGCAGATAATTGCGGTCATTCTGTGGCGTGAAGCGGCGGATTTTATCAATCAGAGAAAAACGATCCGTAACAGTGCGGAGAGTGTTCATAAAAACCTCATAATCACAATGGGATACCCCGCAAAGCGGCGGCAGCGCAGGTGATCACCAGCGCGAAGGGATGGTAGAAAGGTTGTAATTTATGAGGTTAGCGATTCTTCAGTCGCATCTGGATCTAATGACCAGTGTATAATTTCACATAAGACATATTGAATTTATCAGCATGGGGGCTTTAGTGTGCGCGCCGCATGAGTTAAGCGGTCAGGATTGGAACCGTCCCAAAGCATAAGAACGGGCACATAGTGCCTTCGGCGCTACCACGTCCGGATGAATCAGGGCGTATCAATGGTGGCGTTGGTGGGACTACCTTCGGGTAGGCCGGTTTTCTTGTGCACCGGTAGTTCCAACCCTGTCAACGTCACCACCCGGAGATTGGAAGCTCCCGTTGTGACGCATCTCAAAGCACAGGGAGCATTTCATGTCTGATATCCCCGACACGCCATCCCAGCAGCAACAGGTTTTAACCACGCCATGACAGCTATCAGCCAGACTGAAAGTAATATCTGTCGTCGTGCCAAGTGGGGTGATACACCTGTTCATGTATTCACTGAAACAAATGCCGACAGTCAGATGCAGTTTATTGTCATGAGCGAGTCTGGCGTACTGTCTTTTTATGATCCTACTCCTGACGACATTATTTCAGCTGACTGGAAAGTTATTTCGCTGCTACACTAAAGCGTCATAATTTTCCTTATGGCTGAGATATCAGGTCCGGTACAGGTTGCGTGGGTTAATTTAGTTTAATTAACTCTGCACGTCAGGGATTCTCATTTGGGTACGTAAAATTCAGTGCCAGGCTGAATTTACAGGATTCATACCCGCAGACCAATTACTAATAATAATAATCAATATCATTATCTTTCTCCTGTTGAATCAGGATCAATACAGCTTAAAGGAATTGGCATGTTAGAAGCAAAGAAATACTACGTCTCCGTTCACTATGAAAGCGGCACTCTGTTGCACCGTGAAGGCTGTAAACTTCTCCCAAAAACGCCTGAAAGCCGGATATTTATCGGCACGCTCTACACCACGCAACAGGCAATGACTGTGGCACTGGGCCATCACAGTAATTCTGAGCGATGCCCTGTATGTTTAAAAATCCAGAATCCTGAAGAAAAAGACTCTCGCAAAGAGCGGTTGCTTAAGCTCAGTCAGAAACCTAAAAAGAGGCCTGCGCCCAAAGCAAAGAAGGCGATGGCGACGCAGACATGCCAGCCTGTTAAAGCGACGGCTGTTAAGCTTGCAGCGCCACTGATGAAGAAGGCGATCGCACAGGAGCAGGCTGGTCCGCAACAGGTTGTGAAAATCAGGAGCGGCCTGAAGGTCATTGCGGTGCAACACTTTGTATATGAGTGGAGCAATTAGCTGCGCCTGACACAGCAGGGCATTTTTTCCATAAGATAATTATCTGAAGCTGCACACCGGAATATCCGAGTGCGGCTTTTTTTGTGCTGCTAATCTGTCAAAAGACAGTAAAATAATAACGTTTATGTATTATTTCCTGTTGAGATTAACAGTCGGAAATGGAAGATCAATTATTTTGATTGAATTAACGGTAGATTATACATAAAAACTGATCATTAAACGGATATCCAGCAACATTATGATATTTACCTCAGTTTCTGTTGGTTTTTTTTACCGGTAATAAATCTTAACTTAAAGGTATATTCTATCAACTCATTATCTAAGCTCGGACGAAAATCAGTGAGTTAGATTCATTTACTGACTTTAATTCCATTGCAAAAAAACTTTTATCTGTACAGGTCAAAAATACAGTCCGTTAAAAGTGTTTTTTAATTCAGAAAGATAGTGATAAGTTTTGTTAACGCAGACGGGCTAATGTGAAAAAGTTTGTTATATAAATTTTGCATAGATACGTCTGCCGCTATGACGGGTTAAGGACAATCACGAATGGCATCCATCCGAATGGTACTTTGGGTTACACACAGCAAAAGGTCATGGCATGAGTAAGGCCATAAAATTCTACGTCAGCGACCACGGAAGCAGCGGGTTATTGCTGCACCGGACTGACTGTAAGCAGCTACCGGTTCAAGAATACCGGGCTTTTATCGGCAGCTGTTACTCGTTAGTCCAGGCGCTGAGCGTGGCAAAAAGAAGTTATACAGGGGTCACGCCGTGTCCGTACTGCGCGGTACTCCCCGATATAAACACGGCTAAGTCTGATGCTGCTGTTTTGTTAAGCATCGCAAAAAAGCCGAATAAAAAATGAGCTGCCTGTCAGTCTCTCTGGGGTATTGATTTGCCGGTCAGCAAAATATCATTCTTAATACACCTCCCTCTGTATCGCATTGATAAGGCGTTTATCAACCGCACACCTCCCTGGATGTGATGTGCGGTCTTTTTTTAACGCTGGTCAGCTGCCGGGTGCTGTCACAAAACGGGCAAATGCCACCAGCTCATCATGCGTCCAGCTGGCCGGATCCGAACCGTCAGGCGCCGATTCGTTCATCATGCCGCCGCCGCCTTCATCCTCCTGCGCGTCAGCTTTCTTCCTGCTTTTCTCAAACTCCGCCAGCATTTTGTCGAGCGTGCTGCCGTCCATTTTCAGCTGATCGCTGAACAGATAACGCATAAACGTATCGTTTTCCGCCAGCTTGTTATTAGCCTGCAGCGCGTCCATAATCTGCACCATCAGGGTAATGAAGTTGGCGCGGGCGTCCATTTCGCGGCTTTCTTCTTCCTGAATGGCAGTGTTCATGGAGTTAAACTGCACCACGTAGGGGCGGTCATTGACCGGGTACACCTTGCCATATTTAAACGCCAGGTGAATGTCGATCAGCCGGTAAATCATCTCCTGCGCGCCCTGGCGAAGCCACTGCGCCCGGAGCGCCGCCTGAATCGCCGTCTGTATCCAGCCACCTTCGCCCAGCCCGCCTGCCATCTGATCGGCCCAGCCCAGCATTGTTGAGTCGATGCCGAGTGCGGCGCACAGCTGGCGCAGGTGAAACATCACATCCTCAATACCGGTAATGTCAGCAGGTATCGACTGCGTATCGATCGTAATGCCGTTCTTGCCGTCACCCATCACCGGGATCACATGGTTCATCACCGTTGGCATGGTGTTACCGTTCACCGCTTTTTTCTGGAGTGCTTCGCCGTGGCGTTTGAGCGTCTGCGACACGGTGCGGGTGTAGTTCGCGCCGACGACTGGATCGAGTGAGTTAGTTGTCAGGGCGATCAGCCGGTCAATTTTGGCGGCGTTATAGCGCGTTGCCTTCAGCGCATTCAGCGCGCCAGTAAGATTCAGGAAAGGTTCATAGGCGTGCGCCAGGAAGCTGGTGCCGTAGTTCTGCGTCTCCGCTACCTCCTTGTCTTCCTCTTCCGACAGCAGAGAGTAACCACGATTGCCTGACGTTACCGGCTGCACGTTGCGCGTGGGCGTCCAATAGGGATTTTTCATCGGAACCAGCGACCACGGCGTAGACAGCGTGCGGGTGTGGGTGTCGGGTGCCAGCACGTAATCCCCGCCGAAACCCACCAGCTGATCGCCTTTGTAAAACTCCTGAATGAAGTAGGGCAGCGAGTAATAGCTGTTTTCCAGGCTGGTGATCCCTTTCCCAGTACGGGCATAGGGCCGCACGTAAGAGACGCCGAAAATAGCCATTGTCATGGCCAGCGACGGCAGATGCCGGTTAATCATCGCGCCCAGATCGTCTTGTAGCTCTTTCGCACGCGCCGCGCCTTCTGCGTCGGACGGATCGACCGGCACGATGGAGAACGCCAGTCCGGTTTTTTTGTCCGGCGCGAGTGCGTGGCCAATGTGGATATTCAGTGCGGCGGAGCACGTCGGGCTGTTCGCCATTTCCTCCAGAATCGCATATCGCTGCAGCCTGTCCAGCGGCAGCTCCGCGCCCAGGTAAAGACTGTCGCCGGCAGAAGTCATTTCCCCCGCCTTCCCCTCGTTGTAGGCCATCGCCGCCAGCCCTGAGCGTGAGACAACCACGTTCTGTCCGTTGGTCCAGGCAAGGCTCTGTGGTGCCTGTGTCGTCGCTCCACGGAATGCCTGCCTTAACGCGCTTAAAACGGATTGTGCCTTTTTTTTAGTAGTCAAAGTTATACGCCTCATTTAATAAACCTTTAGAATTAAATAGAGCATATTCGCTTTATGCAATCTGAGGGAAAGTTACACAGTGGAAAATGTAGCAAACAGGGCGGTGCAGGAAGCGGGATCGGTTGAGGAACTGATCCGGCAGGTCATGCGCCTGCACAAACAGCGGACCGTAGTCGCGTTTGGCGTGACCAAGCGGGAAGGCGTGAGCCTGCAGCGTGAGCGCCGCAGTGCAAACGATAATGCGATCGCACTGCTTAACTCACTGCCGCAGGGCTTTGACGGCAATAAACTGACCGATGAGCAGCGCCGTGTACTGGCGGGCTACAGCGGTGAGGGCGGTCTGGAAGGCAGCGGCGGCAGTCAGTATGAGTACTACACGCCGCCGTTTATGACGGAGGGCATCTGGGATCTGTTTTCAGACTACGGCATCACCAGCGGACACATGCTGGAGCCGTCCGCGGGAACGGGCGTGTTCCAGGAGACTAAACCCGCCGGCGCAATGATGACGTCGGCGGAGATTTCTGACACGTCGGGACGCATTAACCAGCTGCTGCACCCGGAGGATGATGTCCGCCTGGGCGCGTTTGAGAAGCTGGCGGCATCTGTGCCTGACAACAGCTATGACCATGCCGTAGGTAACGTGCCGTTTGGCGATTCGCGTACTGGCTTTGCCGAGCTCGATCCGGCTTACCGGAATGAAACTAACGTCGGGCATTACTTTGTCATGCGCACTATCGACAAGGTGAAGTTTGGCGGGCTGGTGGTGCTGGTGGTTCCTAACGGCATGACAGACGGCGGCGGCAATAACAGAAAGCTGCGCGATCGCGTTTCCCGTGTGGCGGAGTTCCTGGGCGCGCACCGCATGCCGTCCGGCACGTTTGCCGAAAGCGGTACCGCAACGGTGGTGGATGTGTGGGTACTGCGAAAGCATACCGAAGCGCTGACGCAGCTGGTGCATGATAGCGATGAACAGTCGCTTGAGGCGGCAAGCGTGCTATGGCCAACGTTCATCCGGGGCAAGTGGTTCGAAACCGAAGGCCGTCGCTTTGTTCACGGTGAAACTGAGCGATCTGACTTCAATAACATCCTGGTGGTGAAGAAAGATGGCCAGCTGACCAATGCGGCAATGAAGGCCGCGCTGTCGCGCCGCTTTGATAGCCGTATCGACTGGGACCGGCTGGGTACACCTGCCGCCGTCTGGCAGTCGCCGGTTGAAGGTGATAAGCGCCTCATGGCTGGCGTCTGGCACACCTATGACGGCACCCGTTTTATCAAAGACGCCACCACCGCATCGAGCGGGATCGACGCGGAGCGGTTCGGCGCGGCGACGTTTGGCGACCTGCAGACAAAAACGCGCACCATCAACGGCATGCTGTCGCTGGACAGCCGCGCCCTGTATGCCGCCAGCGTGGAATACCCGCAGCTGTTTGACGATCGCATTCACGCCGCGATCCGTTTCGCTATGCAGCAGAAGCCCGGCCACCGCTGGCGCGTTATGCGTGCCTCGATTATCGGTCTGCGCATCAATGACGCGCTGAATACACAGATGCTGGGCGGCGACGCCAGCGGCATCATTGCCGACGCTGCCCGCCTTGTGAGCGAAGAGGTGGGCCAGTACGGCACGCCGAAAGGCCTGAAACTGGCGGGGCTGTCTGACGCCAGCGCAAAGGGCTGGCTGAGTTTTCAGGCCAACGTCAGCCGTGAAGGTGATCTGTCGGCGCTGCTGAACGGCACCATCGACCGTAGCGAGGCTGTGGCAGTTGATTTCGCCAGCCCGGAGCAGGTGGTATCACATCTTTTCAGCGACGTTGATCTGGTTCCGGTTGCACTGGCCGCCTTCCGCGCCGCGTTTACCGGCCAACTGCCGGAGGATGACGACGCGCTGCTGGCGCACCTGGCGACCTTCCCGGAGATCGCCCTCGATGGCAACGGCAACATCATGCCACTGGCCCGCGCCACCAGCGGGAACGTGCGCGGCAAAGTCTCCCGTCTGGCGGCGTTTATTGACGACTCGCCGGATGGCCCGGTAAAGGCGAACTATGTCCGCCAGCTGGAAGCCATTAACGAGAAGCGCAATCACACGCCGATCGAAGACATTACGGTTAACCTGAATGCCCGCTGGCTGGACCGCCGCCTGATCAAAGAGTTTCTTATCGAACAGGGCTTTGATGACTTCAAATACACGCAGGACCTGGAAAACGACAACGGTTATCTGACCGCAGAAGACAATTACGCAGGCAAAGACGGCGTTTTCTCTGGCTACCAGGTTCGCTCTGTCACCAGCAAAGGCGGCGTGACCGAGTTCAAGCGCGCCAGCTACAAAGACGGCTTCTACAATCAGCTGGAAAACTACCTGAATGGCGTGAAGCCACGCGGGGTAAATGCCAATGCGTACCTGAAGCGCATCAGCGATCTGGAGTCACATTTCAACGACTGGCTGCGCACGCACCCAGATGTGGAAACCGTCGTCAGCGACTACAACGACGCCTTTAACGGCTACGTTCCGTTTGAGCACTCGTCTGCCTCGCTGCAGCTGCAGCAGATCAGCGGCAAACGTATTCCTCTGAGCTATCAGAATGCGGAAGTCCGGCGCCTGTCGGAAGACGGCCGCGGCATCATGGGCTTTGGCACGGGTCTGGGTAAAACCACCACGGCGCTGGCGCTGGAAGCCTATAACTACGAGGTGGGGCGCAGTAAGCGAACTGTCTACGTTGTGCCAAAAGCGGTCCTCCAGAACTGGTATCACGAAGCCCAGGGCTTCTACAGCGCCGAGGCCTTCCAGAACATCCTGTTTGTCGGGCTGGACGAAGTGCGCGGTGAAGATGGCCAGATCATGCAGGCCCAGGAGCGCGACGAGAACAACGAGCCGAAACTGGACAAAGACGGCCAGCCGGTGATGCGTAATGTCGTGAAAGAGTCCGCGGCCGCAACCGTGCTTGAGCGCATGAATATGATCCCGGTTTCCAACTACCGCGCCGTGGTGATGACCAAAGAGCAGTTTGGCGATATCCCGATGCGCCCGGAGACAATCGAGGAAAACTCCAGCCAGGCGGTCTTTAACCAGATTGAGAATGGCCGCACGGACCTGATGAAGTCTACGCACCGCGCCGCCACGTCCCGTAACAAACTCCGCGACAAAGCCGCCGATACCGGCACGAAGAAAAAGAGCCAGATCCCTTACTTTGAGGATATGCACTTTGACAGCGTGATCGCAGACGAAGGGCATAACTACCGCAACTCGCACAGCGCCGGACGTGAAGCGGGCCAGCTGGCCTACCTGCCTAATCCGTCCGTCTCCAAGATTGCCCGCGATATGGCCGTGAAAAGCCAGTACATGATGAAGAAGTACAACGGCCGCGGCGTCGTTATGCTGACCGCAACACCGCTGGTTAACTCCCCGATTGACGCCTTTAACATGCTGTCACACGTCGTGTCGCTGGATGAGTGGAAGGCGATGGGGATACTGACGCCGGATGACTTTGTGCGCGTATTCGGGGAAACCGACACCGTTACCGTCCAGAAGATTTCAGGCGAACTGGAAGACAAGCAGGGGCTGGTGGGCTTCAAAAACCTTGATGGTCTGCGCGGCATCTTCCATCGCTGGACGACGCTTAAATCTGCTGCTGACGTGAAAGACAGCGTGAAGATCCCAGGCCTCGACGAGAAAACCGTTGGCGTGCCGATGACGCGGGACCAGAAAGAGCTTTATGAAGAGCTCCGTTTGCGCGCCAGCCGTATCGGGCAAAAGGAAACCGTAGAGGACAATGGCGATGGTCATATTTCCATTGTGCAAAACGAAGACGACTTCATTTTCTCTGTTATCCGCGACATGGATAAGGTGGTTATCGATCCGGACCTGTACCGCTCTGCTATCACGTTCCGCTTCCGTGAAGAGGACACAGAGTTGGCGAAACAGGTGGCGCGCTCGCTGCCGGGTGAGGCTGGTGGCCAGCTGCTTGTCGGTGATGATGAAGAGACCGCTGAGGACGCGGAAACCGGCCTAATCGACACGCGCACCAGCAAGGTAGTCAAGACCACACTGAAGAATCGCGGGGGCGTCGTGGAGCTGGTGGTGAGCGACACGCTGGAGCAGCAGGTACTGGATGCGATCGCCGCTGCCGGTATCAGCATGGAAAACGTCTCGCACCCGGTACCGCCGAAGTATGCCGCGCTGATTGAAAACCTGAAGGCAGGCCTGCCAGACGGTAAGCAGATCATTTTCATGGATGAAAAGTCCCAGCACAACAAGCTGCGCCGCATCATCGCCAGCGCCCTGGGCCTGGCGGAGCAGCAGATAGGCATCATCAACGCCACAACAGTCAGCAAAGCGTCTGGCGTGAAGTTGAAGCCCGTGAAGAAACCGGTTGAGCCGGTGGAAAAAGCGGACGGCAGCTTTAAGGAAGGCGCATGGGATAAGTACTATCAGGATCTGGCGCGCTATGAGGATTATCAGGCCGCGCAGAGTGACGCCTCGCTGGCCGGTATGGAAGGGATCGCCGCCGACTACAACGAAGGCCGCACGCCAATCATCATCTGCAACAAAAAGGCCGAAGTGGGGATCAACCTGCATAAAGGCACCGCCGATACGCACCATCTGACACTCCCCTGGACGCCAGCCAGTATCGACCAGCGTAACGGACGCGGCGCCCGCGTGGGCTCCGAGCGCGACACCATGCGCGTGCATTACTACTGTGGCAAAGGGTCATTTGACGAGTTCCGTCTGGAGACGCTGCAGCGCAAGAAAAACTGGATCAACGACGTCATGAAATCCGACGTATCCAGCATTAAAAACGGCGATGTGGAGTCGAAAGAAGAGCAAAGCCTACTGCTGGCCGCTAATCCGGAAGAGCGCCGCGCCCGCGTCGATGCACAGCTGAAAGCGAAGCGTGAAGCCGACCGTCAGCAGGCCGAGCGCGAAGCCGCTGCCGCGCTGGATATCTACCTGAAGGCAAGCGTCGCCGCTGCTACACCTGTTGAAGTGCTGGAAGAGAACATTACCAGGCTGTCAGCAGCGTTTGATGCGATCAACGGCGAGATTGATGGCCTGCGCGAGGACGTCACCGACGCTGAAGCAGCCTATAACCGTGAGCTTGAAAGAGAGGGCAAGCGGTCAGCTGATGCCTGGCGTGGTCAGGATCGCCGCGTAGCGCGTGCTGCACTGCGTGAAAATCTGGCGAAGCAGAAGAAGCTGGAGCAGGAGCTGAGCGGCGCACGCAAAGCGCTGATGCGCTCTAAAAGTGCGGCCAGCACCATTAAGCGCTCTCGCGGGGAAGTGGAACGAGCAATTAAGTCCGGTGCGCTGGAAGTCGATCCGGACGTGTTGCGCGCCCCGGAGCAGTACATGAAACTGCCCGATGGCCAGCTGGTGCGAATTGGCGCGACTTATGAAATCTGGCTCAACGATGACCGCGAAGAAAAGGGCGTATTCCAGATCCGCAAATTCTTCCCGGAGAAAAATACGGTTGAGGTTGAGCTGATCCACAAGCCGTTGCGCTGCTATACCGGTCCGAGTATCGGTGGCTTTGCTGAAATGCCGTCTGCGCTGGTGGGCGACCGCGTGGATATCACCAGTGATCAGGCAAAAGCGCTCCAGACAGCAGCGAAGGGCATCGAGCCGGTAAACCTGGCTGACACGCTGAGCCGTGCTGACTTCTACGCGGCCATTCACGCGGGCGTCCTGAATGTGAACACCGACGGATGGCTCTACCGCGACAATGACGGCAGCCTGAAACTGGCTTACTTGAGAGGCACGATCAGCGCCAGCGAAGAGCGACCGGCTGAAACGTGGCTGTACCCGGATCACACCGATGAGCAGTTGAAGCGTGAGCTTTATCAGTACAGCGTGGACAACAACATCTACAGCGCGCAGGGCTTCTTTAAGGCAATGTTTGGCCGTAACTACGACACGGCATTGCAGGCTTACGGGAAGCAGGCGGGCATGGCGGACGTGGTTAAAGTCTTTAACCGACTGGTGGCCGAGTTCGAAGCGAACGACCCCAAAAAGCGGTCAGTAACCGGCGCGAATGATGAAGAGGCACATGCCGCCTTCCTGGGCGCAGGGCAGGACCGTTACTACTGGAGCAACGTTATCAGCCTTCGTCAGTTCCGTAACGGCATGGAGGGCTTCTCTAACCGTCATGAGTACGAAGCAATATTCGAACAACTGCGTAACGAGATGGCCGACGGTAAGGTGCAGGCTGTCAAATCACTGACAGAACAGTATGCCGCCGCCGCGCTGCAGCAATTCCGCCAGATGAGTGAGAGTGATAGCCAGGCCGGTATTGCCGTGCTGCTGGTGAAGTCTAAATTTGATTCTTACAGTGACGTTGACCGCGCAGCAACCGTAACGGAGTCACCGGCTGCAATTTATCTGCGCGCCGGCGTTTCACTGGGTGCGCTCGATGACGCCGGAATCAATGTCGAAACGTTCGCCTCTTCCAGCGCTATTAAGCGGCAGCTAACGATGGTTTATCTGTGGCTGGATCGAATGGAAAAAGGCGATTACCGTGAGTACGCGACGACGTGGGACGACTATAAAGCGCTGATGACCGGCAAGCTGTCGCCTGACGTTGTGCAGGCCCGCCGTGAAGAAGCCAACAGACTCGCGGCGGCAGCGGCAACGACCGTGCGTACCGTCCAGGCAGAGAAGCAGTCCGATGGCTTCCAGGTCATGAAAAACGAGCAGGAACTGGTGGCCTCGCGCAAGTGGAAGAACCGCACCTTTAAAATCGACTTCCCGGCTGGTGGCGCTTATGTCCTGACGGACACCAGTGATAAGCCGGTGCTTAAGCGCAAAGCGGTGCGTGATCTCATCAAAGAGAAGTACGGCGCGAAATTCTGGAATTTTGAAGAAGATCCGGTAGCCGGAAACGAGTTCACACAAGCCGCTTGGCTTATCCCTTCCTCCCACGATCTCGATGCGCTACGCAACGATATTGTAAACGCATAATTCAGGAGCGGCCCGCGAGGGCCGTCAAACATGACGACACTCATTGATACCATCAAGCCAACCGAAACCTACATCGAGAGCCTGCTACCGCTGGCTCTGGACGGGCGAACCGAAGAGGCCTTTTTAGTAAACTATCTGGAAAATTTAGTAAAGCGCGTCAGCAGTGCGAGGTTTGCGTACCGGGCTTTTGGGCCGTGGTGGCCTGCCGTCAAAACGTTATTGCTGGAACGTGCTACTACTAAATTTGGGCAGGTAGTCGAAAGCGATGTAGCTGAAATATACTCGCTTTCACGTCCTGCTCTTACGGTCATAGCTGCGCACCTGTACGCTGACGACCGTACCGAAAACGATGCCGTATTCAGCGCGGTACATCTGCTTCCCGTGATGCCTTCGGCGGATGATACTGAACCTTACATGTACGTCAGCTATGATGAATCCATAGAGAAAAGAAGATTTTAGGAGACACCGTGCCGCGAGAGAACAAGTACCTTAAGCTGGAGGAGCTGGAAGCCTATGCCTATGCCAATGGTGCTGAGCTGAATTTCTACCCCCCGACTGGGGTATTTACGATGCGTAATCGCCAGGATCATGAAGAATGGGTATGGGTCATCAATCCATCAACACAGGAGCGGGTAAAGCGTGTACGGGAGCTGGATAAGGCCAGCTGGATTTTTGCCCTACAGGACGCGCTGGAACGTCTAAAAACAGCCGGGGAAGTCCTGCTACAGGTGAAAAGTGACGAAAAGTAGCGATTTAAATTGACGGTAAATTAGAAAACCCTTAGATTGCGTTAAGCCGCTAAGGTGGTGACAAAGAAAAAGCCCGACCATAAGGCCGGGCTTTCACTTTGCAGGGGTTCAGTTTGGCGACGTACACCCCTGCACCTAACAAAGAGAATATATCATGAATAATTTTGCGCAGCGTGATTTTGTTAATGCCACTTCAAACAAGGCTCTTTCGGCAAAAGCCACGCCTTTTTCTAATGTGATTGGCAGGTTCCTTGTGCTTTGCTTCAGCACGCTCGGTATCGTTTACAGCCTGGCGTTCATGTGGATGGCCCACCAGTAAAATGATAACTGCCTGTAATAACTATCTTTCAAAGATGTAGATTACAGGCTTGTTTTTTCCCGTCTCAGCGTTAAAAATACCCCCCAACGCAGATCCACTTTTTAGACTAATTAATCATCGGTTGGCAATTTCGGATATGCGCTTCAGTGAAGAGTGGTTGCACTCCTATAAAAAAAATCAAAAAACCCGCACCAAAGCAGCTGTTAAATCTGCTGGTGGAGCGTCGGTAAAATCCGGCAAAACCTCTGCCTGGTTAGCGGCAGCTTTAGAAATATCGGTTCACGCAAAAGCGCTGGCCGCTCTCGTCAAAAATCCCGATCTGCGCAAAGGCAAACAAGAGCATTACGATCAGGTTCGAATCTTTGACCATTTTCACCGTCACAACAGGGTTATTTATGACCATCTGTATGCCGTACCAAACGGAGGATTTCGCTTAAAGGCGACTGCCGCAGCGATAGAGGCTGAAGGCGCAAAGCGGGGCGTTCCGGATATGTCCCTGGAAATACCGGCAGGCATCTATCACGGAATGCGGGTAGAGCAGAAACACGGTAAGAATATGCCTTCTGAGTTTCAGCTGACGTGGATGCGTCGCCTGAAAGAGCAGGGGTATTACGTTCTTTTATCATTTTCACCTGAAGAGACGATCAGCGTGATTGAGCAATACGCAGTTCTCAAAGCAGGCGAAGCAATGCCAGCGCATGAGAATGACGGTTTCTGGAGCGAATAAGTGCTTTTTGACGCGCAGTTTTTTACTGGATGCCCCACCTTTGAGCAGTATGCGCGCCGTAAAAAGACGCGCGACGGCTTGGGCCGTGGGCTTTCGGTTTTTGCCGACATGGCTATGGACGTCGGCATTTTCAAAGTACCGAAGCAGGAGCTTATGTCGCGCAGCGGCATGAGTAACCGCCAGCTGAACTATTTCGGCGGCGTGAAGGGGATCAGTTACATCTTGAGAAAATCATTAACAGAAGGACGCGGACGCATGACTACGGCACAGATCGAAGGTTTGAGCAAAATTGGAATCGGTGCCATTACGTGCAGTTATGACCGCGCCTTGCTGAAGATGAAAGAGGATCCGGAATTGCTGATGCGCCGGGAAGCGTGGGCGGTGGGTTACTTTGTGTCGCTTGAGCAGGAGCATGAAGGCTGTGACGTGCTGATACTGACCCGACCGGACGGCGGCGTTGAGATACACGAACTGAGCATTAACGATATGCGCGTCAGCGACTGGGTAGTTATCAGCTGATGGGCCAGGATAAGCCATACCACTACCATACTGTCTGCTATATGGGTGACAACGGGAAGATGAGATCCGGAATCGTCCAGCTGGCCACACGTCAGATTTCCCGCCAGACGCTTGAGAACGTCCGGGCTACGCTTAGCTTTGACGAAAACGCAGTGCTGATCTCGCACAGCTACCTGGGCAGGATGACGCAGACAGAGTATGAGACAGGCGAGATCAAGGTGCCGTCTGTACTGCTGAACGTGCTGATGATTATCACTGTGGCCGCCATAGCCGTAACGGCGCTGAAACTGCTGTAACCCTCTGCTGGTGGCGGAGTCCACGATAACGCCACCAGCAACCTCACCCTGATAGTTTAACCAAATCTAAGAAAAGCCTTAGACAGTGGTTAATTTCGAGTTATCATCCGCCGCAAATTACACGCGGATCTGATTCTCAATATGACTACACTCGCTCCACTCCAGCAGCTGCAAAATCTCCCTGTATGCAACGTCGATGATGAAGTTCTTCACCAGGCCTTTGTCACCGCTTACGGCCAGCTTAATTCCATCCGTAAACGCCTAACGCTTGATGACCTGGAGCTGCGCCTTCTTGATAACTGCACGAACGCTCTGGAGCAGATCCAGATCGATCTTCGCATGCGCCTTAATCATGAAACTGACACCTACAACCTGCTATTAGACGCACTGGAGCAGGTACAGCAGCAGCTGGGTGCGCAGTCCGCACTGGTCAGCGAGGTAACGAAAATTCGTCTCGATGCCGAGAACGCCATTGAAGAGGCCCGTGAAGCGGCTACTCAGCGTGTGCTGGAGGCGGACAACCGCGTAATCAATGCTGAGAATCAGCTTGAGGGTATCAGGTCTGCCCTGACCACCGCGCAGCTGGCGTTTACCTCTGTCTCACAGGAGTTTGAACAGTATCGACGCAAGAATCCTGAGCGCCTGGCGCGAGACCTGAATGAGCGTGACAAAACCATTTCACAGCAGCGCGCCGATCGCAAAAAAGACAGCCTTAAGCGGCAGGAGTTACAGAGCAAACTCAACATCGCGGATAAGGTTGTCGGAGAAGAGCGCCGCCAGCGCGCCGCAACAGCCAATGACCTGATGAAGACTACCGCTCTTTATAACCACCTGAAGGAGCGTGTCGAGTTTCACGATGGCCGGGAAGATGTGCAGCAGTTCCTCCTTCAGCTGCCGGATGGCTCTGGCGACGTGGGTTGCTACATCTACAACTTCCACTTTGGCCTGAGCGTTTTCCACGGTGTCCGGGACGTGTCTATCGAGACGGCTGATTTCCACTTCCAGATCCGTACCGCGATGATGCTGGCAATGGACGTGGTGCCGGGAATATGGGGCAATCCTGTCTTCCGCCTGCTGCCTGAGCTTGCGCCGATGTGGGACACGGCTATCAATGACGAGCTGCACACACGGATCATGAAGCGCCTGGCGCAGGATTTCCCGCGTCTTCATCAACGCATTCTGGACGGCAAAGCTGCGCCTGTTTCCGAGCTGGTCATACCGACACGCATCCTTAATGCTCTGACAAAGGCCGGGTATGAGACGGTTGCCGATGCTGGTGGTGAGTTGCCTGACGAGCTGGCAAAAGTGAAGGGGCTGAGTGAGGCCTCTGTGAATGAAATTCGCGCTGCCGTGAACAGCTGGTGCATAAAGTGGGCGCAGGCGAACGGCGACATAGAGAACATCAGAAACCCCAAAGTAAAACGCCGCTAACCCCTTCTTTCTTGCTTTGAAAATCTAAGAGTTTTCTTAGATTTTCATTGCTTCATTACTCCGTTTTGTGTACATTCCTCCCCGCTGACAAGAGCTTTAAGGCTCCGTGCAAAAATCATAATAGGCATTTGGCGGATTAATCATAACTGTCTGTTTAATCCGCTCTTTTTTCACAAATCAGAGTCTATTCCAGAGTAGGCTTTGCTGTGTGTAGTAGGGTTTTTGGCCCGGTAGTTTCCGGGCTTTTTTTTCAGCTTCAGCCGTGAGTGCATCAGGGTGTGCTGACGGCTGAAACGGGGAAAACGCTTTAGCAAGCGAGGCAAACGCACTGCAAATCTGGCGAGGTTTCCTGACCTCATACGTGACGCAAGCGGACAGGTTGACCAGATACCTAAGTGTCCGCGCCGGGTATGCACCGGCAAGTATTCAGCAGGTTTAGCTCAGTGGGTAGAGTGTTCCATTGTCTGCGGTTCAATTCCGTCAACCTGCACCAGTTCGTAACGGGCCGCACCTGGTTTATTACCTTTTCCAGGCGTGTTATGAGAAGGGTGAACGGCAAGTAGCCCCTCCTGTCATGGCAGTGAACGCGGTCTTGGACTAACCCGCGCAAAGAATGCTCCATGAGGCTTAAACATGCTCCCGCCTGATCCTCGTAAGGGATCTTTATTTGTGAGCGCGCTGGTGCATCTGACGTTTTTACCTGGCGTTTGGCGAAAGATTACCTCTGTCAGCGCGCTCACAAATGGGGGAATGCGGCTATGCGCACGCGGGCCGGAACAATCACCTCTCGGTGTGCAAATTCCTGTTCTATGCCCGTCCGTAGGTTCCGTATCGGACAGCTGGAGGCACCAGCCCCCCATGCACTACACGTCAACACCAGGCGATGCCCTGTTTACTGGCTAATTTGGCTGGTGGCGGGGCAGGGTATCGGCAGGCCTCAACACGCCGTGGCTGCTGGGAAAGACCAGCCCATAACGGCGAGGACACTGAAGGGTGACTTAAACGAGCATCCGGTGCGTGGTTGCTCAGTGTTCTCGGCCGTTGTGGTGATCGCTTTAATACACCGTAGGAGTTGTGGATCCGGAATCCACGGGGCGGAAGCCTTGCCTGTGAATTAACACGGGCGGTCAGCGATGGGCTGCGAAAGCAAAGCGGGTTTAAGTCCCGCCTCAGTGAACAACCGCGTTAACGGGAAACGGTCACCGCAACTCTATTGAACCCGGCCAGTAACGACAAGCCAGCGATCCCTGCTGGTGGCTGAAAGTGGGGCATTTGGGACATGTGGGTGCGGAGCCTGGGCGTTTTATTTCCTTTTCGTCTATTTGGTTATCCGGTCAACACAGAATGTGCCAGCCAGCGGGATAACGTCATTGCAGGTTGAGCGCCTGGGCGATTAGTTCTGACAGCTGGAAGAGACAGCATTCCTCTACAAAGGACGCATTATGTCGTTATCAGAATTTGCTGCAGAGCACCCATTTCTCACCGTGATTTACGCGCTGGTGGCCATCTATGCCATCGAGACATTCATCAGGGCGTTAAGAGGCGGCAGGAAGAAGCAGCGCCGCAAATAAGGCATACCAACAGGAAAGAGCATTGATGCTTTGCGTAGAGCGCCATTGGACTAGGAATGGTCAGTGCTCTATCCGTTGTGGTGCATTCGCAGTTGCTGCTGCGATCGCAAGACTGGCCCCCGATTCTTCAGTCGCGTACACAGGGGTTAAAGCCGCCAGTAACCAGGTTGACCAGTCACTTGAGAGGTTATTTGCCGGGTATGGCACCGGCCACCATAAACGTTTATGAGAGGGATATATGGGTCAGGGTAAAAATCGTCTCGCTTTAGCAAGACCGCAGCCTTTAACCATTGAGCGCATAGAAAAACATAGTGGGTTTTGCAGATACGCATTATGGGATGAAAATGGATCCTGTATCGCCCTTGTAACTGAGCAGGAACTGGCTGAAAGCTACGTCGTTATGGACGATGTTTCACATCTTAAACCGTATCAGCAGCGCGCCATTATGGAACTGAAAATACTGTCAGATATGGAAGATCAGATGATTAAAATGATGCAGGACTTACCTCATTTTCAGGAATTATCGCCCGTAGAGTCACAGCTGATGCTGGCGCAGAGAGGGGCAATATCCCTTTGCAATAAGCTATTAGCAACACGTATTCGCGGTTTTTATTTACCAGAATATTGAGACGCTATTTCTGGCATGATCAGGGTAAGACAGCCAGCCAATCCGGACGCAATGCGCATGAGTGACAGCACTTACACAAAGACCATCAGAGCCATGCAGTTTGTCATGTTTCACTGCCTTCTGAATGCCGGACTGTTTGCCGGTCACAAATGGCTTATCGCGCAGCTGGTGGCGGGCTGAGACAGGACAACAGGTAAGAGCGCCTGCAATGTGCTTTTACCGTTGTGTTGTAGCTTAACGGAAGCAACCGCCGTTCCATGTAACAGCCTTAAGGCCTGATGGGGACAGACGGACGGTATCCAGTTCGAATCCGGTCAGCACAATGCTATTACAGCCACCCGGCCACGCGCCGGCGCAGGCTTCAAATTATCGCCGTGCGTATCCCACGCCGGATTTAACCAGGTGAACTTTAATCACCGGCGCCTGCCGGGGATTCGGCACGCCTGCAGGAAGAGAAAACGCATGAAGAAGATCGCACTGATGGGCGCAATTATGGGAAGCCTCAGCTGGGTAGCCCGTCGTCCGCCGACCGTTCCGGTCCCGCAGGTGAGAGCGCTGCTGGTGGATGAGACCCGTCCACCCATACAGGAAGAGATCGAACGGGGAATGCGTCATTTGGCCACAAGCATTGCGGAAGCTCAGCAGCACTGGGCCGCAGAGAAGAAACGCAGGCAAGCAGCGCAGAAGCGCAAGCAGAAACGGGGCTACTGATAATGATGACCGCTCAACAATTGAATGCAACGATCGCCATGATTGCAGACGCAGAAGCCGACTATGCAGGCGATTACATGGCGCTGCTGGCTGTCATTGCCCGCCTGGGATACACCATTACAGAGACGTCTGAGCCCAAAACTGAAGGGTACGCAGCCGTTATCAGCAAAAGCGGCCTGACAATGACCGGTTTTGGCGAAACCCTGAACCACGCCGCCTGTGCCGCGCTGATTAAGCTGAATGATCTTATCCTGCGCAACGAAGCGATGATTGATACCGGGGAACTGAGTTTCAGGCAGGAGCAAGCACCGCTGGCCGTCGCGCAGCTGTGGCTGTCAGAGGGCTGCAAGGTGGCGCGGGCAGCATGGGGGAAGGGGGTTCATCTGCGCCTCACCAGAGGGCTGACACGCGCAGCACTGAATGGATCAGATATGTATGGCGTACCGGCCCGCTACTTTGATTGCAGCCAAGATGTGGCCGTAACGCAGATGCCCCAGCTTTTGCTCATTGATACCGAAAAGCTAACGGTTTCCGACTGGGCGCCAGCCTCAACGGATCTTCTCGCAAGCGACTGGAGGCTGGTGTAGTGGAAACAGTTAAAATCAGTGACCTGCCAGCGCTGGACTGGCACGCTGCCAACTGCCAAATTACGTCTGTCTCCTGTAAACGCAGTTATCCTAGTGCCGGTACAGAAATTTCGGCTATGCTCGTCGGCGGCACGGTGACGCTCGAGCTCCGGAAGAACTGTGGTGTGCGTTTCGCATGGCGGGCAGAGCAGCTGGTGGAGCATTTCGGTTCTACTCCCGGATTTGCCTACAGCGTGGACGCAGCGAAAGCCGGTACATCTCAGCAACTGATTTTTATGGGTGATGCAGAGGAGAATGTGCCATTAAGCGATTACAGCGCAGTCATCCAGCAGTTAGGAAGTGACATAGTAACTTTGTGGTCCCCGACCGTCAGCCACTTCCTGAGAAGCCTCCGCTGACAGCCTGATACATGATCGTCCGGGTGAAGATGCTCACCCGGCACCGGCAGCACTCCACACATCGCATAAACTCTAAGTAAAAAAATCGGGTTGACCGTGATAATCCCCCTTAAAACTATATTTAAAGCGGTCCGGTTACGCGGCATCGAGCGTACAGTAATGCACTGCCAGTACTGAGATCGTCATTCACTCATACAGCCACCAGCCAGTTTAGGCATGCGCCGTTCGCCCCCGGAATCGTCTCTAAAACGCGCTTATACCTGCTAATAATGGCGATATTTAAACCGTTACCACTTGTGCGAATTATACAATCCTTAGAATTGCTTGTAGTTAATACAAGCGGAGCAGTATATGGAGCAAAAGGTGAGCAGTATAGAGGTGGCCGATCTGTTGATTCGCAGGAAGGACTATATGACAGTGGCCGAAGTCACTAGGCTGGTGGAAACGGAATACCCGCACCTGTTGGTGAACACCGGCATTATCTCGAATATCCTGCGCTCCTTTGTCCGTTCGCCGTTCGCACAATGCCGGGTACATCCCGATGCCTATCCCCGGCAGTATCGCCTGGAGGCCATGAACGGCTACATCTTCAAGGTGCGGGGAAGAAAGGATCTGAATTACGACTCGCTGTGTGTGGAAAGCGCCACAAAGCGTGTGCTGCAGAAGAAGGAAATGGAACAGCTGTCGGTATGCGCGCTGGCGCGGCAACTGATGGATATGTGCAGACGGGGAAGGATGGAAAATGCCCCGCTCATGTGAACGGGGCAGAGCGGCTTAGCCTGAAACTCTGTGGCGTTGCAGCTTTAAGGCGCTTGATGTAACACCTTTGGGTGCTTCTTCTACGCGCTTGGATGAATTGTCATCCGGATTATGAGTAACGCTAACCGCCTCCGGCTGACTCTCGGCCTGTGCTGGTTGAGCGGCTTCGCTGGAAGGATTATCGGCCTGTGCCGGTTGAACCTTTTCAGCTGGTGGCGCTGCAACGACAGCGGCGGCTGGTTCTGCCACTGGTGCCTGTACCGGCTGCATACCCGGCGTCGGTGGAGTGGTTTCACCCAGCGTAACGCTGATTAGCGAAAGCAGGCGCTGCAGCCGTTCACGCTTGGTCATGGTCATGAACGTATCAGCATACGTCTCTTCCATCAGCGCGAGGATAGGCGCAAGGCCCATCATTTCGACTGCATAGCCCGATCGAATGACGTTAATCACAAAGGCGCGCTTTGCGGGATTCGTCTTCAGCTTGTTGTAGTCTTCGAGCATAGAGCGGCTGAACAGCCCGCCTTCCTCCAGCCCGGTAAATTTAATCACCTGTGCCATAGTTAGCCCTTCTCGTTGGTCCGGCTACGGATATCGCTTACAGACGCCGCACTGCTGATATCAGCCAGAATATCGGCCTCTGAGGCCTGCAGCGCCAGATAGACGCCACGCGCAATAGCCATTTCAGGGTTATTCGGCACAACAACAACATCATGCCAGCCAGCGGTGTGATCGGTCAGTCCTGACAGCTTGCCAGCGATGTAGTTAGCACCGCCGCCAACAACCAGAACAACGTCAACATCGCGGGTATTACGGTGCAGCGCACGCACGTCCTGCCAGATTTTCTCTGCCAGCTCAGATGCGGCCTGATTGATGACTTCACTGATATCAATACGCTTCGATTTAGCGCTTTCCAGACGGGAGCCGATATAGCCCTGACGAATGATGGCATCAACGCTATCAACGCTGAGATCGGATGCACCGAACGATTTACCCAGCTTTTCTTCAAACTCAGGCAGCAGCGCATGGACACGCTCGATCATCTTCTGAACGCCGTGCTCATAACTGGCCTTTTTCACAGGCATCAGGTCTTTATCTACCAGGGCGATATCACAGGTAAAGCGTCCCAAGTCCACTACCAGCGTCTGCTCAGCGTCAGCCAGCTCCGGATTATCAGCCTGTGCCGAAACGATGGCAGGAACGGCTTCAGGGAATACTTCGACGTGAATGATGTTAGCCGGTTCGCTGCCGTCGCGGTAATTGGTGACAGGCGTCTTCAGGCTGGCAACCTTCTCACGGATACGGGCTTCGTTAATCACACCCATAGCGCTGTAGAACTGATTCACCGGCAACGTTTCACCAATGATCACATCACGCCCGCCGAGGCCAGCACGGTGCAGTGCATCGGCAATCAGGACGCGGTGAGCGGGTGAGACCTGATAGTTAGGGTCGCAGGTGTCATACAGGTCATAGCCTTTCTTCATGACGGTGTAGGCGCGCTCTTTGCCGCTGGCATCCGTTGTCAGCCACGTTGACTGTGATTCAGCCGCGAAAGACTGCTGGTGGCCCTCCAGTATCAGTGAAGGGGTAACAGAGGTGATCCAGCGCCCTGTGCCTTCCTCAGCATAAGTCAGTGCTACGTTGCCAGAGCCTGCGTCTACTGCCACTAAAACAGCTTTATTCTTAGTCATTTAATTTTATCCAGTGGTTAATTTCATACTGCGAACGAGCAATCAAAGTACCACATATTCCGGTTTTGTCCATTAGTAAGGGACCAAAACGGCGCGTTAGCTGCGATAGTGATCATTAATGTGATCACTGCAAATTACAGACTCCATACCATCCCGGTTTATTGGCCTCTTTTGAACGATAAACCATGTCCAAAGTTAACTGGGATGACCACAGAAAAGCCTTCATCGAGCAGAAGGCGCAGAACGGGATAACCGTCAAAGAGTACTGTGAGCACTACGGTCTGCCGTTTAACACCGCACGCCGGGAGCTGAACGGCAAAGCGCTGGCCGCAATGTGTGATCAGGCTGGTGATCACAATCATGATCATTCGAGTGATCACGCTTCTGATCATCAAAATGATCACGCCAGGCAAGAAGACCTGATCATCCGCCGAAACGGGCGAAAAGTCAGGCACAGCGCGGCTTTAGAGGGGGTGCTGGAACCACGCGCTGACGCAGTAGCGCAGCCTGGCGGGAAGAAAAAGCCCAATGCTTCACATGCCAAAAAGATCATAAATGCCGGTGATCAGGATTCCGGGCGCCCGAAGCACACCCCAAAGCCTCGCGGGGAGGGAAAACCGTTTGAGGAAGGGCATGAAACTAAGCTGGTGGCCAACCGGCGCGGCTACCCGCGGCCGGAGGATTACGAATCAGCATTAGAGGTACTGGGCGAGGGCGTGGAAGCCAGCGCCATGACAGTGCTGTTTGACTCGCTGGCTCACATGGACCTGCTGAAGCGCACCACGGCGCGGGCGGTCGAACTGTTTGAACTGGAAGCCAGTAACCTGAAGAACGGCGGCAAAAAGGAGGATGACGAAGGCGGCGGCGGGCCACACCCCATCCTCAAGATGACCAAACTGATGATCGAGGTCGGTTATCTGGTTAATGACCACGCTACGCGGGTGGCGGCGATCGCCAGCGGCACCGACAAGAACCGGCGCGACAATGAGAAGCATGCACTGACGCATAACGCCGGTGAGGTGATTAGCCGCGCCTACCAGCTGCGCGAGGAAAAGGACTGGGATTTACTGGAGACGGCCGAGTACATCGAGCGGCACGGTATCAAACTGCCTGAGTCACTATCCAGACGCCTTGAGAACGAGCTCAAGAACGCCGAGCCGCTAGTTGATGAAACCGGCGCGGTTACAGAGGACCAGCTGGACCAGGATGCACGTAAGTTCCGGGAACAGCAGGCCACTAGCGCGGCGTTTGTTGAGGCGCGCCGTGCGGAAGTGGCAGCGCTGGTGGATGGCAGCGGATTCGGTGACGTCCAGGCAGACGGAGAGAACCGCGCCGGCGAAACAGCGGGCGAGGGTAATCTCAGCGGCAACTTTGATTACATGGCTACGGCGGAGCTGTACGGAGACGACGATGATATCCCGCCTGAGATATCCGTTATGACCGACGACGAATCCGTTATGACCGATACCCAATCCGTTATGACGGGCGAGGATGACGCCTGATGAGCGGTAAGAAGCGCGTAAAGAGCGTCACCACAGACCCGCGCTGGCGCGACATGGTTATCCGTTACCGCTATAACTGGGCGCTGGCCGTCGTTGAGCTGTTTGGCATGATCCCCACCTGGCAGCAGGAAGAGATCATGAACTCCGTACAGGAGACCGGGAGCCAGACTACCGTGACGTCTGGACACGGTACGGGTAAATCATCCCTGACGGCCATGATGCTGCTGATCTACATGATCATGTACCCGGATGCCCGCGTAATCATCGTGGCCAACAAAATCGGGCAGGTTAAGACCGGCGTTTTCAAGTACGTCAAAACCTACTGGGCGAACGCCGCCAGACGTCACCCGTGGCTTCAAAACTACTTCACCCTGACCGACACTATGTTTTACGAGAAGTCGCGTAAGGGCATCTGGGAGGTGCTCTGTAAGGGCTATCGCCTGGGTAACGAGGAAGCGCTTGCCGGTGAGCACGCCGCACACATTCTGCTGATCCTCGATGAGGCGTCGGGTATCTCTGACAAAGCGATCGCAATCATGCGTGGTGCGCTGACAGAAGAAGATAACCGCATGCTGATGATGTCGCAGCCTACTCGCCCCAGTGGTTACTTCTATGACTCGCACCATTCGTTAGCCCGACACCCGGATAACCCTAACGGCTTCTGGAATGCCATAGTGCTTAATTCCGAGGAAGCGCCACACGTTACCCTGAAATTCATCCGTGAAAAGCTGGTGGAGTACGGCGGGCGCGACTCGCTGGAATACATGGTGAAGGTGCTGGGCCGCTTCCCGCGCAACGTCAGCGGCTATCTGCTGGGGCGTGACGAGTGCGATCGCGCAGCGCGCCGGAAAGTGTATCTGGAGAAGGGCTGGGGATGGGTGGCCACCGCCGACGTCGGTAACGGGCGCGATAAGTCGATCCTCAACATTTGCAAAGTATCCGGGTACGGCGATGCGCGCCGCGTCGTGTCGTTTAAGCTGCTGGAAATGCCCGGTACAATGGACCCGATCTCGTTCGGTGACTACATCGCCAACGAATGCACCCAGGAGCGCTATCCGGGCATTACCATTGCGGTAGATGGCGACGGAGTGGGTTCGGGTACGCTCAAGCAGCTGGAGCGCCGGGGCGTTAATGCAATCAGTATCCGCTGGGGCCAGCCGCCTTTCAGTAAGAAGGTGAGAGAGCGATTCAAGAACCAGCGCGCCTGGTCGAACATCATGGCCGCTGACGCGATCCGGTCGGGCCGGATGCGCATTGATATGTCACAGCACACGGCAGAGCAGGGCTCAAAGATTCCGTACTTCATGGATGAAATGGGGCGAATTATGATGGTGCCGAAGCCTCAGATGCGGCAGAAACTTAACATCAAATCGCCTGACCGCTGGGATACCTACTGCTTCATCTTCCTGATTGGCTACCGTCCGGCAGAGGCCGAACTGAGCGAAGATATGGCTGACTTTACGCAGAGCAAACTGGATGAGCTGTCGGAGCTGGACGCGCTGCTGGGCTGACCACCAGCAGGCAACCACTATAGTCAGTAACTGACTGAAATTTGGTCAGACTGACTGATTTACGGCTACAAAAAAGGGCGCTTATGCGCCCTTCTGTTTTCTCTGCTGGTGGCAGAATACTGCTTGTTATTTGCCCTGATTTTTCAGGTTACTTTCCAGTTCGCGCAGGAGGCTGTACATGTTGCGCATGTTTTTTCCGGCGCGTGGCTCTTCGCCACCGTAGCGCTTGCGGATCTCCGGCATGGTCAGCTGTTCGGTATCGCCTGCAGCAACCTTCTTCTCCAGCAGCGCCCAGTCGTATGCTTCCAGCTTTTCCAGCAGGTCGCGGTTTTCGTCGATTTCAGCCTTAAACAGACGTGCTTCCTGCGCGTCCTTTGCCTTCGCAATCTTCGCCTTTGCCCTGGTCTCAAACTGAGTGCGGCGCGTGTTCACCGTATAGGCCACAGAAGAACGCTGAGCGGCCAGCTGCTTGCTGTAATCCACGTCTTCCATCGTGTACAGCTTGGCATTCGGCAGTACTGAGCATGCCACAGGGGAAATCGCGTCGTAAGAGGACGTGTAACCGCCGTTGCTGTTAACGTTCAGCCTGATATCACGCTCTTTGTTCAGGTTTTCACCGTAGATAAGCATGCCGTGCGCGCCATAACGGAACGATTCGCCCTCGTCTTTTTTGTCGTCGGTATAGCGCGCAGTCACCTGAATGTCAGAGTAGTTGCTGGTGCGGGCGCGGTACATTGCGCCTGGCGCTGCGGCTTCAAACGCCTTCATTTCGTCTTCCAGCGACATGATGGCACCGGCAGCGAACGGAACCTTGCGCAGCTTGCCGATCTGCTTCTCATAACGCTTCAGGATATCTTCGCGGGTGTGGTTCGCGGTCGCCGTAGCGCGGAAGCGGTTGATAGTGACGTGCTTCGGCTCAATGATAAGGGTCGGCACCGGCAGGTAAAGGTTAGTCGTAATCGCGATAGAACGCGCCTGACGTTTCTCTTCTGCCAGGTCGGCAAAGCTCTGCCAGTCGGCCAGTAGGTGCTCTGCGCGCTGAAAGGTCTTCTTGTCAGTGATAAAGCCGATCGGGCGGCATTCTTCGCCCATAGCGTTTTTATCAATGAAAATCTGGTTGTCCGTGATGAGAGTCAGCCACTCTTTTTGTACCTGTAGAAAATGTTTATAGCGCTTCTCAAATTCTACATCGCTGAAGTTAGGCATAATTGTATTCCAAAAAATTAATGAGCGGTGCAAGTCTCTCTGGACTTAATGGGGGCGAATATAGACAGAATCAGTAGCCATGTAAAATTAACTCTCCTTAGAATTGCAATAATAAGAATAGTCTGCATTGTGCATCTGTCAGATATTTCTGCTGTACACGCTTATTAACTAAACTGTGTGTTCAGGGTTGTCTAACAGGTATCAGGTGCAAAGCGCCTGGGCCAATGGTCCCGACTGATAATAGTTACCTTTAGCAATCAATTTGCATGCCAAATGATCATATATGAAGGCATGGTAGCGATCACGAATAATAACGTAACGAATTTGCAAATTTTTCGATTTGGCTACTCTTGCAGGCAGTCGCTGTACAAAAAGTGTCAAAATAGGAAACTTTAAATAATAAGTCTTATATAAAGTTTCCCCTAATTCATGTATGCTTGATCAGTGGTTGATGATCAAATGATCAGGTTAGCAATGCCGCTGGCAAAATGTATGCTTTCTGAGCGGTTTTGCATCAGGCGTCGCTACGTGAAATCTGGCGCATCACACCCCTGCTGTTTTCGTAGATTTCGCGTAGCGTTGTCTCTCTGATTTGGGATGAAATATATAAATGAAACATCTGGCTCAAATAAAGACCACCGCACTCCCGGCAGAATTAACGCAATTAACGCCGGAAGACATTGCAAATAACCTGCGCAGATTCATCGCAGATAAGGCCGCTTATTCCGAGAATACTTTCCGCGACCTGTTATCCGTTATCCGGCGCTGGGCCTTCTGGTGTAACGAGCGCGATGTGGGCTACCTGCCGATCGACCCCGAACTGGCGCGGGAGTACTTTCTGCAGATGGCAGAAAGCGGCCTGGCATCGAGCACGATCGACAAGCACTATGCCATGATGAACATGCTGTGCCGGGAAAGCGGCCTGCCGGATCTCCGGGGAAGCGTGGACTTGAAGCGCTCCATGAAACGCATCCGCCGCGAGGCCGTGCTCCAGGGTGAACGCACCGGCCAAGCTGTGCCGTTCCGTCTGCCGGACCTGCAGCTGCTGTCGCACCTCATGGGCCGCTCCGACCGGCTGACCGATCAGCGCAACCTGGCGTTTCTGTTTGTGGCCTACAACACCCTGTGCCGTATGTCCGAACTCAGCCGCATCCGGGTGCGCGACCTGGATATCAGCGACAGTGGCCATGTGGTGATCAACCTGTCACACACTAAAACGATGGTGACGGCTGCGGGCGTGATCAAGCACCTCAGCCGCGCCGCTGCCGGTCATCTGATGCACTGGCTGGAGCTGTCCGGGCTGATTCATCATCCGGACGCGATGGTTTTCGGCCCGGTCCGCCACAACAACACGGCTGGCGTGTCGGAAAAGCCAATGTCTGCGCCGGCGACCGAGAAGATTTTCAAAGACGCATGGGATCTGCTGGGGAAAGAGCCGGTTCAGGACAACAAAGGCCGCTATGCCAAATGGTCCGGCCACAGCGCCCGCGTGGGTGCCGCGATGGATATGGCCGAACGTGATGCGACGATTACTCAGATCATGCAGGAAGGCACCTGGCAGGATCCGAAAACCGTTATGCGCTACCTCCGCCGCTCTGAAAGTCAGAAAGGGAAAATGTCGGGAATACTGGACGGAGAATAGAGATTTAGATTTATTGAAATCTAAAGAAAAAATAATTGTAACGTTACCATTTATCCCCCACAATTCGGGCCATCCCGCATCCTGCGAATACCGATGGCCAGACAAAAAATCTTACTTACGCGCACGTTCTCCATTGACGGCCACCAGCTGACCTTTACCGCCATCGAGCGCGGCGGAGTGCCGCTGGTGGAATACGGCGTGTCTACGCTGTCAGAAGCCGCACCACTGCTGACCCTCGAAAAACCCAGGATCGACCAATATAGCGCCTGCTACTACGTGGAAAACATCACCGACCGCGCCGCAAATAAGCTACTGGAGTATTTCAGAAGTGAATTTGCCACAGTTGTCGGGCTGGTGGACCGCGCTTTCACCCAGCAGGAAACCAACACCTTAAGCAGCCGGGAACGGCTCTTTACGGGGAAATAATGTCTGTTACCGGCAACGTCGTTAACTTCTTCGTGGCTGTGGCAATGGCACACGACGTCTCTAATCCTATCGGCTCCTATTCCAGCGGCTCCTACGTCGATTCCTGCACCGGGCAGTACTGGGGCGAGGAAATATTCAGGCACCCCAAAACCGTCGCATCCCTCGCTAAATACGGCGCGATCGAGTACGCCCGCGACCCGGACCAGGGCGAAATCATTCGCTTTGAAGACCGGCGAGAAGTGCTGAGCGAGTTTGCGCGTGGCTATGCCGACGCAGAGGACGGCCAGTGTACCGAGGAAGGCGCGATCGAGTCTGTTATGCCGCATGCCTACCTGTCAGGCGCGCAGTTCTGCCGCAGGCGCAGCAAGCTGGGCGGCATGGCCTTCAGGCTGGATCAGGGGCGCGTGTGTCACGGCGTGGTGTGCGTTGATACGGGCGAGAAGTGGACGCAGGACTAAAGAAAAAGGGAGCCATTGCTGGCTCCCTTATCCCGTTCGTTCTGGTTCAAACGTTAACCACTGGATGTAGGTATCCGAAATAAACCAATGGCAAGGATAACAGAACATTGAAGCGCCTTTTACCAAAACTTAAAGTTTTTCGCGCCCGATATCCGGAAACGGCCTCAGCTGTGCTGATGCTGCTGAAGGATGAGCGTATAGCCACGCGCCGCCGCTTTACCCGCGCCCTGCCGGACACGTCAACGCACGTCATCCGGGGAACGCTGCTGGACCTCCTGAAAAACGGGCTGATCACGCGATCCATTGATAACGAGTACAGCCTGGCGGTGACGCCCGCGTATGCCGCCAGGCTGACGCCCCTGAAAATGGGGAAGACCGAAGAGTACATTCTGATGCTGCTCGATCAGAACCGGTACATCACCGCCAGACAGGTGCGCCAGGAGTTTGATGTAAGCCATTCCCTCTTCCTGCAGTCCGTGAAGAAACTGATTGCACGCGGGCTGGTGGAGTACACAGACGTCCCTCTCTATGAGAACTCTGTCCGCAAGCGCCGCCATTACACCTTTAAATCACCGGAGTTAAGCCATGCCTCAAATTAAGATCAAACGTCTCACACCAGACGCCAAACTGCCGTTCCGTGGTTCGGACGGCGCTGCAGCGTGGGATATCACCGCACTGGACGTGAAAAATAACGTCGTACTGACTCAGGGCGCAACCCGTCAGCCGCGTGCGTGGTGGGTTACGACCGGGCTGGCAGTGGAGATCCCGCCTGGCTACTGCATGAAGATTTATCCTCGTTCCGGGCTGGCTGTGAACAACTTCCTGCGCCTGGCAAACAACGTGGCCATCATCGACAGCGATTACCGTGGCGAGATCAAACTGCGCATGATTGCCGATGAAGGCGGTCAGTTCATCGAGCCGAAGGCTGGCATGGTCATCGCGCAGGCAACGATTGAGAAAGTTGAGTCAGTCACCTGGAAAGAAGTGGATCAGCTATCAGAAACCGCCCGCGGCGATGGCGGATTTGGGTCTACTACGCCAGTACAGAGCAACCCGACGCCTGTCGAAGATAGTACCGGCACAACCGCGGCCGACTCGCAGCAACCCGCTCAGGTTGAAGAGTCAGCGGTGAACGAAACCAGCACCTCCACCACCACCAGCACTAAGACCACCAGCAAATAAGGCGCAATCATGACTCAATACATTATCAGCAAGACCACGGCCATTGAGGTCAATCAGAAGAACGAGATCGCTCCGGAAAACCTCGAAATTGCGCTGGTGGCTGCGCTGGGCTTTGAGCCGGAGGAAGTTGAAGGCGTCACTGTGTGGGTTAATAAAAATGAGCGCTACTGGCTGTTCCACAGCCAGGAATTGCCAGAGGATGCCGCCAAACGTCAGGAAGCGGTAGACGCAATCAATGAGAAGACCGGCGCACTCCCTCTGGCTCCGACGCTGGATAAGAGCTTTGCGCAGCTGCTCATGCGTCAGATGTCGATGAACATTACCGGCGAGGCGTTTGTGGACGGTTCGCTTACCGGCATGTGGCGCGTGGAGACGGTAAGCCCGTACATGCCTCATAACGCGAAGCTGCACGGCGTTTTGACCGGCAGGCTACAGCATGTCAGCGTGGCGCATACCTCTCTGCCTCTGGCCGTGTGTGTTCTGTTCCTCCAGGCGTTAGGCGTTGGTCAGCATGCTTATGTGTATATCCCGGACGGCGCAGAGGCCGAGCCACAGCTGATCTACATCACAGTTGAGAACGAGAAAGCCCTGAAGGCAATGGCACCGGAAACGAGTCTTTTCCGCATGGAAGGCCTGGACAAGTTTGCGGTTGTCGGACTGGATGCTGATATGGTGAAAGAGGCCATCGAAAAGGCGCAGCTGCAGCGCACTATCCTGCTGGCAAAGGCGAAAACCGACGCCCCACAGCCTCAGCCGGAGCTGGTGGCCGCAGCGGCAGCGACTGAACCGCAAAAAGCGGAATAAAAGGCGTTAGTACCTGCCAGAATTAGCAGGTAACAATGCTTCAGGCTGGCGATTAAATGAATTGTTTAAATCTAAGGATTTGGTAATTTACTGACCGGATGTTTATTGATTGATGTTGCCATTAGCCTTTGCTCTAAAGCCCCTTAATCGGGGCTTTTTTTATGCCCGCGAATCAAGAGTCAAGCTCCGGGTTTATCCAAGATTAAACCTTTCTCCCCTTTTACGCGCTCTATTACAATTCTACCGTTGTTGTACACAAAAGTGCGATGCTTCGCAGTACTTGCATCATCCCAATAGCAAGGGTCAGACCTAAGATCATTCCAACCTGTATTTAAAGAAAAAACGTTCATACGCTCATCGTAACCTTCTGGAATCTGGTAATAGTCTTCAACTTCTTTCATCAGTCGCATCATCAATGACACAGCTTCTTCACGACTATCTACTGGCGGATGGGCTCGAAGTTTTTGGATGAATTGTTTAAAGCGCTCTGTTCTGGTAGGGAAACTCATACTATGCTCCTGAAAATTTTGTTGGAAATAGTTTACATTTGAATAGCGGAGCTTTACGAACAAGCGACCGTTAATTCGTGCTGGCGCTGGTTTACACATCCAAGCATTGCCGCCTGTAGCGTCTTATACTCATCACAGGAGCTGTATTACGCTGATCAGAATGGAGCATTGCAATGGCCTTTCAGAGCCCCGCCCAGAACTACACTGAAACGCGCCTGAACCTGGGCGATCTGGTATCCCTTTCCCCCTTCTCAACCTATCTGATGCGCAGTGAATCCGACTGCCCCGGCGCCGGGATTGTCAAAGGGACCGTGCTGGCCATCGATCGCGCCCTGACGCCGGCGCACGGCCAGCTTATCGTGGCGGAGTTCGACGGCGAGCTGACACTGAGGCGGCTATTGCTCAATCCGGTTCCCGCCCTCCAGGCCCTGGACGCGGACGAGACAGTAATACTGCTCGATGTGAGCCAGGAGCTTCCTGTGTGGGGTGTGGTGGCTTATGCCCTAACCGATGTGGCCGGGATCGGCTTTAACGGGCCTGCAGGAGATTAAGCATGTTTGCGCTGGCCGATGCCAATAACTTCTATGCCTCCTGTGAAACCGTGTTCAGACCCGATCTGCGCGGTAAACCGATTGTCGTCGTTTCGAACAATGACGGCTGCGTGATCGCACGTTCGGCGGAGGCAAAGCGCCTGGGAATCAAAATGGCGGCACCGCTGTTTCTGAATGAGCGTTTTTTCAGGCAGAACGGCGTGCATGTGTTCAGTTCCAATTATGAGCTGTACGGCGATATGTCGGCCCGAATGATGGCCATACTGGGCGAGATGGCTGCCGGACAGGAAGTTTACTCTATCGACGAGTCATTTCTGGACGTCACCGGCATCAGCAATGTGATCCCGCTTGAGACGTTCGGACACCAGATGCGTGAGCGTATACGGAAGGAAACAGGGCTGATAATTGGCGTAGGGTTTGGTCCAACGAAGACGCTGGCCAAGCTGGCTAACCATGCTGCGAAAAAATGGACGCAGACAAAGGGCGTGGTCGATTTATCCAGCCGGACCCGGCAGCGAAAGCTGCTTCACCTGACCGACGTCGGCGATATATGGGGTATCGGCCCGCGCATTACCAAGCGCATGCACCAGCTGGGGATCACCACGGCTCTGCAGCTGGCGGACAGCAATATCAGCATGATCCGGAAAAACTTTGACGTCATCGTTGAGCGGACCACCCGCGAGCTCAATGGCGAGTCCTGCATCGCACTGGAAGACGCGCCGCCGCCGAAGCAGAACATCCTTAACTCACGCTCATTTGGTGAGAAGATCACGGAGCTGGAGGACATGAAGCAGGCCGTCATACTCTACGCCACCCGTGCAGGAGAAAAGCTGAGAGAGCAGAACTCGCGTTGCCGACATATCAGCGTGTCGATCTCTACCGCCAGGCACGCAAATGAGCCTCAGTATTCGAATACCGCCTCATGCGTCTGTGACTACCCCACAAGCGACACGCGGGACATTATTGAGTCGGCGCTACGCGGGCTTAGCACTATCTGGCGCGACGGCTACCGGTATGCAAAAGCAGGCGTCATGCTGGGGGATTTTTACCAGTCTGGCGTGGCGCAGTTTGACATGTTCAGTGAGCAGCAGCCGCGTGCAAATTCAGATGCCTTAATGGCCGCGCTGGACGCTATCAATCGATCCGGGAGGGGGAAGGTATTCTTCGCGGGACAGGGGGAGCAAGACAGCGCGTGGCAGATGAAGCGTGAAATGCTGTCACCTCGATACACTACCCGCTTAAAAGATATACTCAAGATAAAGTAAGTTGGAATGTTTAAATGTTAGCTATAATTTATTTTCGAAAACAGTTACCTCTGCTGCCTTAGAATAAATCTACAACCTTATATTACAAAAAAGGAATTTTATTATGCTGAAAAAATTAAGAAACTTTTTTTCAAAACCAAAAGTTACAGTTAATTTACACCACAAACTTGCAAATCACTTTCTTGACTGCGCGGACCAAGGAAGTGGAGTGCCAAATAGCTCTTTGGGACATACACCTATGCCAACCGGGGTGTTGAGTGTTTGGGATATCAAGGTGGTCAACAATTCTAAAGAAATTGGGTGGTTACAGCTTTTGCACAACAACCCCGGAACCGATGTCTTAATAGTTGGTCATTTTGGGATGGACACTGCTTATACTCAGAACGGTTATGCTATACACATGATTAAAGGCTTTGCTAAAACTGTAAAACAACAGTTCCCCTACATCAATTATCTTGATTTTTATGAAATGCGCTATCAAGGGCTTAAACAGGCAGTGACTCCATATTACCTTAATTTTTTCCAGAAGCATGGAATGATCCCACATTCTGGAAATATTTACCGGTACAAAATATAAAGAATAGCGGCTCTGCCGCATTTATTTTTTAAAAAATTAACTTTCATGGACGTTAGAACGGCAACGTGTGCGCACACGGCTTTGGAAGGTAGACCAGTATGCGCCAGTACATAAAATGTAAGTCTGCTAACTATAGTGAACGTTATACATTTCCAAGATACCGGTTAACTTATGTCCGGCGCTGGTTAATTTCCTCTCGCAGCGCGTCGCGTTCCTTCTCTGCGTCCACCAGCCGCTGTGAGAGCATCATCAGGCCATTATGGTGCGAGTATGTCTCCAGTTGGGCTTTTGCTTCTTCCAGCTGCTCCTGCTGCGCCCCCCATTGCTCCGCGTGCTTTCGCGTCATCGCCTCGATAAACATTTCCGCTGCAGCGTCGGGATCGCCTTCAAACGTCACCCTGCCCTTGTTCACTGTAAGCTGCGCCCGCGTGCCGTCTGTTGCGCAGAAAGTTACCACCAGCGGCGCCGGGGCGATCGCCAGAGAAATTGCTGCGCCGGCGATTAACGTTAATTCGCCGGCGTTTAATGTGTCGGGCAATGCGGCCGCATCGTTGGGAGTGCTGTTTAAATCGGTTGGTGTGGTCATGCTGGTGGCCTCTGAGTCAGTGTGACGGCCAGGATAAGCGGTTTGTGATATTGGTAACGGTACTTCCTAAGCTGAACCTAATGTTGATCCTGTAGCCTGCCACCAGCACGGCCATTGCAGCCGTGCGCACAAGATGGACTTCCCTGCGATACGATTTGCCTGCCATGTGCAGGCTTTTTTATGCCTGTTTATGTGAGGTGGCGCGAAAGTTAGCTTTCTGAGGCTGGTTTATCGGGCTGACAAAGCTACAGTTAATCCCGTTCTACAGAGAACCCCATAACCCACACGTTATGAGAAACCTCAATCAACCTCTTTGAGTCCGTTAGCCTGCCATGCGCAGGCTTTTTTTTATATAGAGCGGTGTGACGGATAAGGGATCTTATGGCATTAAAAAGCCCGATCGACCACCAGCTGAATAGCTGGTGGCCATGTACATCAGGATGATGTGCCAGATCGCTTCTCTTCGTCCGTCAGATAGCGCACCTTGCGGGTGTAATCCTGACTACGAAACAGCAGCGGCTGCGTGGGGTTATCCAGGTACTTCTGCCATTCGCTTAACGGGAAGCCGCCATGAGCGCCAATAACCTCGTTTGGAATGACTGAGGGCGTGCCACCAATCTTTTTCGATACCGGCCAGTTGGTCCAGTCTCCAAGATTAACCGTCTGGTAATCCAGGGTGTCCAGTGCAGCTGAAAGCGGGGGCTGATCCGTAGGTGGCTGGTCATCCGGTAGCGTCGTCCAGGTGTCATTAAACATGTCAACCCATAACGGGCAAAGTCTCTGCCATGTGAAGTAAGTAGCCGCCAGGAACGCGCTGTTAACGTGCTGTTCCAGACCTGGACGCACGCTGTTAGCGTAGTATGCTGGCACGTCCTGATAACCACGTTTTTCAAACTTCGCCCCCATACGCCCATTACGGAAGCATGAATAGAGGTTGAATTTCTCCAGCTGGTAGCTCGGCATTTTCAGGAGATTTAAATCTGAGTCGATCATCAGTACGCCGTTCGAGTCCGGGCTGGCTGATAACGGAGCCTGCATTTTCAAAAGGCGGCTTTTATAGAGCTGTGCGTAGCGATGCTGAGGATTAGGGATCTGAATATCCAGAGTCACTACCCGCGTCTTTTCCGGCAGATTAGTGAATGCTGCAGCAGGCTGATCGGTCACGATAACTATTTCACGTAGATCCGGTGCATAACGCGCTGCGAACGTGGCGCTAAGAATGGCCTCTTCAACAAAGTCAGCGCCTACAGTGGGGATGACAACACTGGATATATCATTACGGCTGTTACTTCCGGCAACCTGCGCGTAAGGGATATTGTGGCGAGAGGTAATGCGTCGGTAGTCCTTTGAGAACCGTTTTAAAAAATTCATTACTATTCCGTTTTGAAAGCGATAAGCAGGTATTAAGGCCATTTAACTTAATGGCTCATAAAGTAACAAGTTTAGTTAATTCGTTTGTGTATTGTTTAACCGTTATATGCATCATTTGGTAATTAACGCCACTTTGGCAGGCCCAGCTGGTCGAACTCAACATAGAGCGGGATGCCGGTTGTGTGCCGGTGGCCCACCAGCGACTCCCTGCGCTCCGGTATCTCGTCTACTTCTACGGCGTTTTTGTAGAGATGCACGGCCTCTTCAGGGTCTTCGAAGCACCAGCGATACTGATACACATCCGTTGGCGTGATCCCCATGCAGACGCTGAGCGTATACAGAAGGCGTAGAAGTCCTGTCCAGCTGCCGTCCGGCAACTTGCGGGCGTGGATGATGCCACACTTAGTAGTGAGATAGTCGTGAACTTCACTGTCCGGCCAGCCCTCGAATGAGAGCCAGCCGTATTTACTTAACCTGTCGTCCATCAGCGCCCGAATACCGGATTTTTGCTGGTGGCCAACGCGGGAGTTTTCGACGGTTTGCGCATGATGTAGGTCGGAAACTCAGTGCTTGCCGCCTTATCGTGAAACAGCGCCATCGTGCGCGCCTCAGCGCCTCCACCAGCGGCGATCTCGACATTCCCAGCCGGTTGCCCGTAAATTTCGCCATACTGCTCTGTAAGTGCCTGAGCGATGCTATAGCAGGCAGGGTTTAAATCGATACTGCCATCTGGCTGTTGCTCCATTTTGAAGCCGTGCGCCAGAAATAGCGCCCTGATTTCCTGTTTAATCACTGGTGTTCTTATCCTGTTGCTTTGCCTCGCCCGCCGACTGGCATACAGCATCGAGGTGATGCTGTATCCATTCTGACAGTTTCATCCCTTCCCGCTGCGCCTGCGCGACGTACCGGTTCTTAACTTCGGGAATGACGCGCATCTGAATCTGAGCCGTCGCGGGGGCGGCTCCTTTAACTGAATTTAAAGCCCGTGGATCGCGTGCTTTATCGGTCATGTTTAGCCTCGATTGGTTACCCCTTCTGACGGGGCGTATTGCTTATAAATTTCAGGGAAATACTCAATACAGAAGCCCAGGCCGCAGTCCAGCTCCTGTAGCGCAGTCAGCGCATCGAGCGGACGTCCGTCATCTTCAAACAGTTTGAACTCATACGGCAGAGTAAACCGTGCTGCCGTAATGTTTACCATGAACGGCAGATCGTGTTGTTCGGCTTCTTCACCCATGATCATTGTCCACTTAAACGCGAACTGATATTCGCCTTCCGTGTCTGTCATGGTGGCAGTGCCAGTCACGATATCCGCAGTGTGCGCTGTCACCACGATCTGCTGAGGTTCCCACCAGTCCAGCTCAAACATATTGCCGAGCACCATCGGGTGCGCCGGTGCAGCACCAGGACGCCAGCCTGATTTGAGGATGAAGTCGATGTGATCGCGGTAGCCCAGGTTGATCTCTTCAAACGTGTGTTCATCGCCACTGTAGCCAAAGCAGAGATGATTACGCAGCCAAACAACGGTCGCCAAGTCGGTGCAGCTGGTGGCCACCAGCTCATAATTGGTTTTGATATCCGCGTAGGCTTCTGCCGTGATAAAGCCAGGCTGCTGGCTCTGCTTGATTGTGCCCGTCAGGGTGTAAGACATGTGCTGAAGCGCAGCGGTGGCAGTCATTGGAGAGTTATTCATTGCGTAGTTCCTTAATGCCTGGAGCCGCCAGGGCGGTGACGCCAAAGTAACGCCATGAGGTGCAATATACAGACCGTGATTTTGCTTGTCAATACAAGCAAGATGATTTACTCTTATCCGGCACTTAACCAATAGAATTTATCAATTTAATTGATGGATTACGGATTTATCCTGTAGCTTATGCGCCGTCAAAGCTGGCCGTAGACAGCCTGCGACACGGAGTGTTGGCACCAACGGTTAAATGACATTCACCGTTGACGAATGTCAACACAGATAATAGAATTGTATTATTCGGAGGCGAATGAAGAAACATCCGAACAAGCATATTCAAGAGGCCATTGAGTATGCTTTAGAAAACGGCTGGGTCATGGTGCCCGCAGGCAAGTCAGCACACCCCTATTGCAGATTACGTTGTGGCGATAGTACTGACGAGCATAGCAGCCACCAAAGAAGTGTATGGTCAACTCCAAGAGTTCCGGAGCACCATGCGGCTCAAATCAGGCGGTGGGTAGATGAATGTCTACACATCAAAAGCCAGAAGAGAGACAAAAAGTAGTAATTAATGGCGGTGCAAACCGCCATGTTCATAAAGGTATTTAACCACGTTAAATAAAGAGGTTTATATGGCGCTTTATAACTTCACTCTGACACTCTCAGGCGTAACGTATGAGACCGAAGGACTGGAAGATGCGCTGTTTGAAAGCGGCTGTGACGATGGGATGATCGGAGCCTATGGCAACTCTGTTTACATAGAGTTTGACCGCGAAGCTGACTCACTGAATGACGCAATTGCATCAGCAATTGATAATGTAGAGTCTGCCGGTATCGGTGCTACGGTTATGTCTGTGGATTCTGCGCTGGTCGGGTTAAGTGATATTGCCGATATCACAGAAATGTCGCGCCAGGCTATCGCTATGCTGAAAGACGGCACACGCGGCAACGGTGATTTCCCCTGCCCTATTCAGCGTATCAAAGGCCAGTCTCCGCTGTGGGATTGGGCTGACGTTGCTGAATGGCTGGCAAAAAACGGTCGAATTAAAGCGGACAGCGAACTGATTGTTAACGCCCGTACCCTCAGCAAGTGGAATCTGGCACTAAGAGCCAGCGTCTCAAAGGACTTTGCAGAAGTGGAATCTATTGCTACCAGCCTGATCAAACGTCGCGCCGCTGCTCACGCCTGAAATTAATCTATTGTCGCTGGTGGCGCACCATATCGGCATGCCCACCAGCGGTAACTACGCTTACCGGACGCCGGTCTGCACCAGCTGTTTTACTTCACTTATTGTCTCTTCGGCCCAGTCACGATCGAAACCCGGCATAGTGTCAAATGCACTGGCGATATCAGTCGGTATCGCGTCGATATACTCCAGCCCCGCCTTTGCCACCTCCACCAGCTCCGAACCGGACCGGCGTAGTGCCAGCAGCTCTCTGGCCATCATCTGCGCCAGCGCGTGATTGGGCGCAAACACCAGGTTGTTTTGCGGTTCAGCGGCGAATATTTCCAGCTCTTTATCCGTCACGCGATCGTTGATCATTGCGCTTTCCTCAGCTCTCAGTGGCGATCATGTTTATTGCGGGCTCAAAGTCTGCAGGCACGGTATGCCCTTCTATGAATGCCAGGCGCATAGCGATGTTATGACGGCCGCGGGACAGCAAAAACGCCACAGCGCCGGCGCAGTGCGCCTCCTTCCCGAACGGGCTGTAACCCCCGCCGTCTTCGTCCTCTTCTTCGCCAGTGTGGTGCGTCGTTTTGTGGCAGTAGAACGATGAGTAGTCGTCTCGCAACAGGTGCGCTTTGATGCCCTCAAGACGTCCGGGATTCAGCTCGATGCCACCAGCTTTCAGGAACGGACAGTTAGCGCATGGCGCTTTGAGGCGGAAGAATTTGCGCAGGTTCATTGCTGCTCTCCGTCTTTGATGAAGGTAAACCAGTGCGTTAAACCACGCTTCCCGCTGATGTGACCAAACAGAGGTTTCTGGTCAGTCAGCGCCAGAATGTCCCGCGCCCGGATCTGCGTTTCATTCCATTTAAAAATCAGCAGGCCGTTCGGGCGCAGCACGCGGAAGGCCTCAGTAAAACCGGCGCGCAGATCATTGCGCCAGGTTCCGCGATTGAGCACTCCATACTTGAGCCGTTGCCACCCCTTTTCGCCTGCCCGCTCCAGGTGCGGCGGGTCAAAGGTAATCACGTAAAAAGAGTTATCCGGGAATGGCAAGGATCGGAAGTCGGCAATCACGTCCGGGCTAATGACAAGCTCCCGGTCGGGCAGCTGGTGGGTCTCTTCCCGGATATCGGAATACAGCACGCGGGGATCGGCTTTATCGAACCACATCATGCGCGGGCCACAGCACATGTCTAATACGGCTTTAACC